TCAGCTCGCCGCAGGTTCCGCGAGCGGTACCGGTCGCCTGGTCTTTGCAGAAAACCACTTACGAACCGGCTCGTCATAGAGCTTCAGCACCGCCCAGGAGCAGGCTGCAAGGACGGCCATCACCGGAAACGCTAGCAATATCGGGTTCGCATTGATGTGCGCGGCCCGCATCGCTCCGATCAACAAATACATGAGAGGAAGGTGCACGGCATAGAGCGGATACGATACCTCTCCGGCGAAGGCCGCAATCTTCGCCATGATCCCGCTCGGAACATCATTCGAACCAAAAAGGACGATGGCTGGGAAGACGACAAGGACCATGGCGAGCTCCTCAAATCCATCCGCGCTTTGAGACCCAGCAAGGCTCGCAATGACCCAAATCGCCAGCAATGGAGATGCAAGCTTCGGAAGCCTGAATTTTGGGAAATCCCGCCGCTGCCGGAAAAGCACGACTCCCACGAAAAAGGAAAATACGACGCGCGGGAACCCATCGAAGAATGTCGGCACATTCCAGCCACCAGCGATACCGTGATGCACGACCACGATCCAGAGCAGCCAGATCATGCCCGCGGCTACCGTCACGTTCAAAACCAACACAGTTATGAACTTGGCACAGAAGCCATAGACAAAGTTCGCAGCCAACTCAAAGAACAGCGACCATAGGACCAAATTGAGCGGGAAAAGCGCGTCACCCAACACGGATTTGGAGAAATCGGCCGGCAGCATGACCAGGTTAGCGCCGATCGCCATGATCAGGTCATGCGAGCTGACGGCCAGTGCGTGATTAGAATGGCCACGCACAATAGTGCGGAAGACGCCAATCGCAATCGCAGCCAGGATCATCGGATAAAGCCGGATCAGGCGGAGCATGCAGAACCGCCACGGGGACATGCCGTTAATTAGACGCTCTTCATATGAGTAGGCGATCACAAAGCCGGAAAGAACAAAGAAGAGGTCCACCGCGAGCGGTCCGCGGCCGAAGGCGATCGGATCACCTGGATTGGCATTAACAAACCAGTGGTGGCCCACGACGCAAAGCGCTGCAATCCCGCGCAAAAAATCAAGCGTCAGAAAATGCTCTCGTTTTCCCATAGAGCCCCCAATTCACACCTTTTGTTTACAGGATATTCCAAAAACAAAAAAGCCCCGCCGGCCGGAGCCAGCGAGGCGCATCATGCGGGAAAAGCGGTATCAGCGGCTAGCCATCAATCGCTTCAATGGTATTTTTGTGATAAATGGCTTTTCTGCACCTTCCTTGTGCAAATCAGACTTTCGCTCTTTCGGACCAGAAAAGAACATCCCGCTTTGCACCAGCACGCAACGACGCTGGTAGATGTAGGAACGGGACATGCCAAATTCCTGTGCTACATCCGGAACCTTTCCACCAGCAAGCAGAGCCTCATCGATCGCGGTTGAGCGCTCAGAGACCTTCCTCCCGCTCGCTGGCAATGTCGGCTTTAACTTCATCCTGCCGCCACACCGGCGCGCCGGCAGAAGTACGGCAATACGTAGAAATGACCAGGAAATCCGACAACTACCTTATCTGAATTAATCAGCTCAACAAATCTGCTGCGCTGATAATCGTTCAGATGCTGAAAATAGAATTTTCCGTGGGCAACGGGGCCATTGGGACCCAACTTGATCCATTCCACATGCCCTGCAGCCCATGTAGACCGCCCGTACTTCCTCGCCAGCTCGGCATTGTCGATCTTTATGTAACCAGTTGCATCCGGTGGCTCAAAGTTCTGGCTCGACACCACGCGCAATTTCTCTGGGTGCGGATGCGGAAGATCGACATACACCTTATAGTTCTTATCGGTCGGACCCAATTTGCAACCAGACTCCACCGCCTTGATAAAATCGTCTGGATGCATTGAACCGCAATAGCTGCAGACCCGACGCCCATCCCGCTCGAAGTAGAAATCCGACAAAGCATCGTGCATTCCGAACGATTCAGCGCGGCGTGGACACTCAGACAAAATCTCCGGATGCAACTGCTTGACGTGAAAATTTAACTTCCAAAAAGCGTTTTCACGACAGCTCACCCAACGCTCCCCTTGAGCATCAACCACAGCACTGTCCGCATCGGCGCCCCAATGGAACGTCTTTTCGCACACGGGACATTTGTTGGATGCAGACATAGTCCACTCCTTCTTCTTCATCGTTGCAAAGATTTGTGATGTGCGATCTCAATCGACCGCCAAGTCCGCAAGTCGGACGGCGTGCGTTACCGCTTCCGGCCAGCTTCGAGAATTGTCACGCGATGATCGAGCTGGTTCTGCCCTGTCTCCAAATCGCCGATCTTATCATCGCGTTTCCTATCCGCTTCTTTGATGCTTGCCACATCCGCTGTGGTGGAGACAAAAGATAGCGCCATATCCCGCTGCGCCCTCTCAATACCATCTAGGCGCGATACAACGCGCTCTGCTTCCCATGCACCAATCCCAAGCATCCCCGTAAACAGCAGCACAACCAAGCTGCGGTAAAGGTTGATCCACTTGTTCTCATCTTCTTGTTGATCAGCCATTGCCACTCCTGCGATCACCTTGAGCTGTGAAATCATGCAAAGACCTCACTCCGCGAGCTTCACCTTGCCATTCTGCGTGCGCTGGTCGTTTGCCCATCCAGACGCATTGTTCAGCCGGTCGGCGAAGTCTTTACGCTCGACAAGGGCGTCTTTGAGCAATGAGACGGCATCATGCAGCGATAGAGTGGAACAGGCTTCGTCAGGCTCTCCGGCGGCTCCGGGAAGGGACTGAGGGTCGGCAATGCCGAGTCCTGCGGCGTCGAGCAACTTGATAAGGCCATAAGGAACACAATCAGCAGTGACGATTTTCGGAACATATATAGCCCCCTTCTGGTTGATGAGAGATTGCAGAGACTGGGCCGCGCCGGCCGTTCGTCCCTGCTCGAAGGCGTACTCAAGATCGGCACGCCGGGTATTGGCGGCCCGCAATTCTCCGTCCTCGCGCCCGGCTGCTTTTGCCGCATCGACACGCTGTACCCACATGCGGGCATCACCAGCCTTGGTATCCGCCACGCCGCTGTCGTACCCCCTCTCACCAGACCACCGCCAGGCGAGCAGGATAAGCAACACCAAAGCAATGTACGAACCTGGTGGGCGCTTGACGAAATTCCAAACTGCAGAGAACACAGTAAGCGCGATCGACCAAGCTGAGGATAGTCCGGGCGCTACTACCGAAAATGCCAGCTCCAGGAGTTCGATCATGACTTCACCTGCCCTGCAATCTCGCGCAGCGCCTCATCCTTGGCCTTCGATTGCGCTGATGAGCCGAAATAATACTGCACGAAAGCGACCACATTCGTTGATAGCTGCCCGGCGATAAACCAGATGGCTTTGTCGTTTCCGGCCGGAATTGGGTGAAACAGAAGAACGAACATCAGACCAAGAAACCCACCAACCAGCGTGAGGACCAGAAACAGCGGGATCGCACGCGGCGCCCGCTCCAAGGCCTTACTGACAAATTCCTCAATGGACATCACGCTCTCCCATTCATGCCGGCGCCAAGGGTTTGCAGAATAAACTGCCCTTCGCGTGCACGGCGGCTCGCAAAGCGCCGATCCGGAAAATATGGGCGGCCCGAAGATGGAGTATCGATCAGGTAGGCAGCCAACTGCTTCCAATCGCAAGCTTGAGCGATTTTCCACAAATCCCCGCACTTGGGATCGCGCCATGGATCACCGTATTGCCACGCCACAGACATAAGCGCGGTAGCGGGACCTTCCGGAACAGCCGAATACGTTTGCCGCGCCCCGGCATCGAAGTGCTCCGAGACGGACGCTACGAACTGCGCTTTTTTCTCTGCCATCAGAAAGTCTGCCTCAGCATTGCTGAGCACCAAAGGCTTGGCTTGCAGTAACAGGACGGCAGAGCGTCCACGCTTTCCGATGTATGGCGATATTCTTGCGAGAAGATCGGCCGGCAAAGCGGACAGCATTGCATCACCAGGCTTGACCTGTCCCAGATCGATTCCTGCAGCAAGCGTAACGCCACTATTTTGCGCGGTATCCGGCGGAACGTAAGCATGCGTGCGCAACCCACCCTCTTGGGCATAGATGAACGGCCACGCGATAGATGGCTGGGACATACAATCACCTGTTTTGATTTGGACGGGCTCTACATCACCGTCGCGACAACATCGTCCACGTAATAGTAGTTCGTCCCGGAAAGGCCGAAGCTGGCGAACTCGATGACCATGGTGTCGGCCCATGGCGGCACATAGGTCAGCGCGTTTCCGAAGGAATAATGCGCCCAGGTCGTAAAAGCCCCGCTCCAGGCAAATCCCTGCTGCGAGGCCACGACCAACTTCGAATAAACTGGGATCGCCTGCGTTCCGCTGTCGACTGGAAGAGAACCCTGCCTCTTGCCCCAATACACCGTCACATAGATTGTTCCTGTAAGGCCGTTGGGATTCAGCATCCACCACTCAATGCCGTATATGCCGGTTTTGTCCTTAAGCGGGACTGCAATCTGATAATTCGTTACCCGGCCAGCCCCAGGATGATAGCACTTGAGTGACCGGCTCCCGCTGTGCGCTCGATCCGTCGAAGTCGATAAGCTCGCATAGGTCATGGTGGTGCGAGAGGTGACCGCCGTCTGATTTCCAGAGGCATCGGTCACGCCAGAAATGTAGGCCTCAAGAACGCTAGTTGCTTCAAAGCCCCCGTCATAAAGCAGGCTGCAGGATTGTGCCGAGAGATAGACGCTGTTGGTGTTGAAATACCCGCCCCACGTCTTCACATTGCGAATGTTCGTCCGACCGACCCCAGTTGCGAAATAAGCCGTCGAGGTCCTCCAGAACGTGACCTGGGTTCCATCCATGTCGAACCCGCCGGAACCGTTCGAAAGACCGTCGTTCTCCAGGACGTAATCAAGGCCCGAAGGAGGCCCATTGTTGCAATGAAGATTTCCCCCGATGATCTGCATATAGGCAGATTGCGCGGAACCCACGACCAGCGGCCGCTGATAGCTGCCGTCGCTATTTAACATGTTCGATGGCGCACACTCCAAATGGCAGGCGATCATCGTGATGCCGCCCTTTTGCGCGTTCGCGAAGCGCTTATTGTAGTCTATGGAACAGTTCGTCAGGTTAAAATAACAGGTATCGACTTCGGTATAGATCGCCTCGAGGCACCCTGTAATTCGAACGCCGTGAAGATTGAGATTTTCACCGACATTGCTGGCACCGCTAAAGCAACAGATCCCATAATTGCAGGAAAAAATCCCACCACCGAACCAACTCATGATATAGGCGTTGGTTTTCCACTCAGCACCACGTCCAAAGTAACGAACGTGAATGGACCGCATCGCGATGCCGGTAGGACTGTTATTTGGGCTCGCTGTATTACTCCCCACAAAAGCGATGCCATAAACTGTTGAAGATGAACCAGGGCCGCTCAGCACCAGCCCTTCGATGTAGTGAGCGTCCTGGCGCAATCCATCGCTTGCCAGGTTCAGGCTCGACGTGACGGTCAGCGCATAGCCCGATGTCATATGCGAGCAATCGATCACCGAACCATTGCCTCGGATGGCCACATATCCAGCATCGACCGTAATGCCGCTGTCCCACCGATAAGAGGTAGCTGGATTGAATTCTACAACGCCGCCGCCTTTGGCTTTGCAGAAATCAACCGCCGCCTGGGTGGCCGCGGCGGTCTGCGGATTGCCGAACATTTCCGGAGACACCGCCACGCCGCCGCCGATCGATGTCCACACACCATTGGAATAGACAATCATCGCCCGCGGATTATCGACTGTGACGATCAAGCCATTTGTGGGCGTGAAGAAACGCCACGCCCCGGTCCAGAAGACTGCGATCTGGCCGCCCTTCCCTGTCCACACCCCGGTCGGCGATGCGCCGAGAATATAGGCATCATATTGCATCGGTAATGTTGGAGGGGTCACAGCGCCGGTCGCGAGCGCATAGATGCCAGTAAAGCAATCCGGACTGAGAACCATACCGGTGGAATCGGCGTACCGGCCAGAGGTGAGCATCGCCCGCGCGAAGGCCTGGAACTGCTTTGAATCAACTGAGAATGTATAGGCGTCCAGGTCGGGATAGACCTCGTAAGCAGCGCCCGAAACGTTGCCGTCAGGCCAGTTCTGTGCCAGCTGAGGGTTTCCGCTCGACGGCACCGATGCAATCGTCACGTTGCGGCCAAGCAAGCGCAGCGTGGCATTGGCCGTGATACCAAGCAGGTTCCAGTCCGCACCTGCCACGATGATATCTTTGGAGCCCGACGAAACCGAAATCGTGGAACCGCTGGGAATTACAAATCCGGTCATTCTTATTTCACCAGCTTCGTCTCATACGCCCGCATTCTGCGCATCCAAATCGTGTTTCCCGTCGTGTTGTAGATGCGCGGTCGCCAATACTGCGTCCCTGCCGGAAGCGGCGCCTTTGGCATCAACGAAGCCAGCGAGTTCGTATTGCTCGTGTAGACCACATCATCAGAATCTGGGAGGAACACCCACGATCCGGAAGTGTAGTATTCGATACCGGCCTTTGTGGCTGTTCCAGCACCAGTCTGAACGCGGAAGACAAAGCGCGCCTCAACTTCCACCAGGCTTGCAGTGGGATCAGTCTCGTACCCGGCGATGCCGGTCGCCAAAAACACGTCGTTATCATAATATGGGACGCTGGCCCCGGACCCAATGGCAACCTCTGTCCCATCCGGAGGTGCAGAAGTCGAATCTTCCGCACCCTTCGTCGTGATGCCATCGCCGAGAGAATACACTCTCCCAGTCGAGATAGAGCCCTTTTGAATACGATCCCCTACAATCCACCCACCTGCCGTTATCAGCCCAACCAGCGTTCCGTCTGGAAGCAGGAACTCTGTTTGATCCGCAATCAGAGCAATGGTGGATTGGATGGTCCCGCCAACATCCTTCAGCAGAATAACGATACCGCCAAGGCCGGTGGCGCCAGCAACGCTGGCCGAAGCCGATAGGGATATCTTCGCAAGATATCCCGCGGGCGGTGTCTGCACCTCCATGCGCAACAGAGCGGCAGAATAATCGTTTCCGAACATCGCCTGTACCGCCTGCACCGCATAGGCGTAGGCTGCCAGCGTAGTAGTGACCGTACCGAAGCGTGCAAGATAATCGGCTTGCAGACTACCCGTCTGCGATGTCAGCGCCGTCGATACCTGCTGAATATCGGCCGCGTTCCCGGCGTCCGCCGCAACCAATTGCTGCACCGCTGCGGTAAGCGCCGCCGTAAGCGCCTGCACATTCTGGCTTGCCGTCGAGATCGCAGTGCTAACATCCCCAGCGAGGGATGCCACCGTCACAGATCCATTTGGCAGCACCGCCGCCGGTGTGGTGACCGTATACCAATCAGACCACGCCGCATCGCGCCCCAAAATTCCGGAAATCAGAATGGAATATTCGTAGGTCGTATCGCCTGCGAGCCCCCTTACAGCGATCGTGCCGCTGCTCAAATCACTGGAGGTCACATAATGGATGACATTGCTTCCAGGCAGCCGCCACCGCAGCACCACATAGGAAGCCGTTGGATCATCACCGCCGCTATAGGTAACCGAAAACCCAGGGCTAGACGATCCATCGTCGCCCTGATCAGACAATGGCGCGGCTGTTATGCCCGTCGCTTTCAGTGGATCAGGCGGATCACCAGATGGGAGCCAGACCGTATAACCAGACAGCTCATCATTAGCCGGCACCCACGCCTCAAGTGTGGCGTTCGCTTCACGAAGCGTCATGACCACGGACGGTGGCCGCCCATCCTCAATGACAGGCTCCGAACGCAAAATCTCAAACCATTTTGTACCCTGCCAGCGCGCAGACTGTCCGGCCACCCATTGGCCAACCCGGGCATTCAACGCCGAAAGCCCGAATGTCCGGACGGCAACACCGGGAGAACGCCCCCTCTTGCGCTCGATCTCCATGACACGCTGCATGGTTGGGCCGGACTGAATTTGCGGACGATTCAAGGCGTCGACAAGCGGAATAGATGCATCTGCGGTTATGTCGTCCGCGGATCGCCGCGGTGGTGCGTCGACGGTAGCGAACATCTGGGAAGCATCCGTGAACTTACCCGTAATGATGTTCTTGGTTTCATTGAGCGCCGCAAAGGGATCGTATGACTGCATCCCTCCGATGATCATGTCATCGTCTGTGAACGTGAATATCGGTGTTTGTGCGACGCCGGCATAGATCAAAAGCTGGCCTTGGTCGGTGCAGATCCGGCCCGCCATGCCCTCTTGGCAGGTCTTGAGAGCATCGCGAACAGGGCGTGTCACCTCAATTTCAAAGCCGCCATGATAGCGCGGCTCTGTGCTGCCTGATTTCAGCGATACGGCTTCATCGCAGTCTTGTATCGCGGCCATGGCAAAATCGAGGGGGACATCATCACCGCTATAAAACGCACCGTAAAACTCATTGCCGCCGACATAGATGCCCCGAGACAGATTGTAGGCCATCACGGCGAAGTTCCCGCTCCATTCATAGGTCGACGGATTACCCCAACGATGTGCGCCAGAACCACCTACTGACGAATCTTTAGTGGGGTCATAAAGAGGAATGCCACGGACAACGAAGTTGAAGGTCGGAAATCCCGAGAAGATATCACTGTCGTAATAGCAGTAGATGCGGGCATAGCAGACATTCTGACATACCGCGGCGGCGTCCCATCTCCCCAAGGGCCCAAGATCGGACACCATCCAGCTATCGGCCGCCTGACCGTCGCCGCCCATATGGAATTCGATGTAGAACTTGGGTTGTCCTACCTCGAAATTCTTGACCTTATGGCCTGTAATGGGATCGACCGTATATTTGATCTGATATCCCTTGCCGTTCTCGTAGGAACCGAGCTGAGCGGGATAACCATCGACATAGACTTGTTCGATCGCATCGCACGGATGATCGGCGATAGCGATGAGCATGAAGCACTTCTTGTTGGAAGCATCATAGGTGATGGGCTGCCCCATCGACGATCCGGCCGTCCACACCTTGCCAAGCAGAAGTCGCCGCGCTTCGACCGGATTTGTGGCCATGCGCGTTTGGATGCCGGCCGCGGTTCCCCGCAGACCTGCGGACAACGCCGAAAGACCCATACCGACCGCGCCATAAACGATGCCCTCAGATAAGGCCAGCGCTGTCGATGATCCGATCCCGATCGCAGTGGCGCCGGCATAGACGACATCAGCCGCCACCTCCATGATGGCGGGAATTGCGGCAAGGATGGGCGGCATTTATCCCACCATGAACGAAGCGATCAGATGCGATCGCTTAAGGAATGACAGGCACACATCACCCGGTGCGGCACACACCGGCCCCAAGACCACTACGAGCGTTTTTCCGCCAGTCCATTGCACCACACCGATATCGCCGCGCCTGGCGAGTTGCGGACCCTCATGACGAGGAAGGTGCAATGCAGCCAATCCTTCCACATCCTCCACCCCAAGCTCGCGCAATAGGGTTTGCGCAGTGTCTTCGTCGAAATATGTGCCCGCCAGATCGGCGATCGGACTGCGCTCACCGGTAACTGCCTCGAAACAGCGCATCAGCGCGAAGAGCCCGCAATCATTTTGACCCCAGCGGTGTGGCAGCGGACGAGCCTCTTCGACCGCCTGCAACAGACGGTTTTGCCAATCAGGATGTCGCATGATCAGACCTTTGTAGGCGTCAGGCCGCGAACGACAGCATTGCCATACTTCGGCTGCCGCGTGCCCCAAACAACGTCGACAGGCCGGTCTACCGTCGACACATAACGAAACGAGGAATCGGTAGCCAGCCGCATGCGTTGATCGCCATCCGTGCGAAAGGCCGCCGGACTGCGCAGTCCGCGGGACAAGAAATCAGCAAGCTTGACGGTGATCTCAGCTTTATCGCTGGTTGATTGCGGATACGAAACTTTGTCCATCATGGCGCGGTAGCGCTGCAGCGGCGTCGCGTAGGCCGTTCTCATGGTGGGATCGAAAAGCAGAATCTGTATGGTCATAGGCCGCAAATGCCAGGTACGAATGGCAAAGGCATCGCGCAACTGCGGATCGACCATCGAAAGCGAGACCGATACACTGGCCATAGATAGATCACTCAGCCCGGCAAGACCAGAAATCGGGCCAATAGCACAATCACCGGCATAGTCGATACCGTTGACGGTGATGTCTCCCGCATCATTCCACCAACCGAGCGTGCCCTCTTGGAATTCCGCATAGACGAATTTGCGCGCGATCAGGCGGCCAGATTGGATGGCTGCGAGCGTCGATGAATCGAAGTAGCTCACTGGGTCAAAACCTGCCGCGCTTCAAAAGAAAAGGTGCAAAAGCCCGAGTCATTGCGGGAGCGGCGATCGCTATTCATCACCAGCTTCGCCTTGAACACAGGCTTGTCGAGCCGAACAGTAACTCCGGAACTATAGCCACTGCGTAGCAAAGGCCGCACCTCCACCGTCAGGAGCCCCGAGGTATTAGCCGATGCCGCCGGCGAAATGATGCGATGAAAGGCCTGCCGTCCGCCATCCCAAGAAAAGGACAAAAGATCACCTTCACCAAGGATGAAGCCAGCGGGAAGTGACGACAGGCCAAGACTTACGCTGTCGATACCTACAGACGATAGAACACAAGTGCCATCGAACGCGGTACCGTTAGGGCGCAGCATGGATCCGAAGCCACCCTGATATGCCCTCGGGTACCGCGCTCGTGTATCACGTGCCCAGAAATACTGCGGGGGGCTTTTTATCGACGATAACCATGCCTCCATGGCGCGCAGATCGGCACCGCGCAGCAAAGGTGTGGAATACTTCGCAAACCAGACGGGGACAGCCGTTTCCATCACTGTGTCTTGGCCACCCAGCGTCGCAGCCTCTTGGCCAATGACGGTGTAATCGCATTCGTCGCATTTAAGCTTCACAGTGGGAAGATTGCGGGGAAACGTTATAGTCATCGCTTAGTCCGAATATACCCCGGCGAAGTTCGCTTTGTCGGCTATCATCACCCGCCGGATCGTAGTGGGAAGCGCACGGCGATGCTCTTCCAGCATCGCCTGCATTGCCGCTATGGCCTGGTTATCGGCATTACCCTGCACCACGATATTCGACGATCCATCGACCTGCATGGCCGGAGTACGCGATACCCCATTGGCCGCCGCATTCAGCATTGCGCCGGTTGCTGTCTTGGTGAACACGCGCGTTCCACGAGGCAGGTCCACGAGTTCATCCCGGTGAACGATCGCGGCCCCACCAGGATGATACGAGACGCCGGTATCGTATTTTGGGATTGCTCCAAACACTCCCTTGATAACCGGCCCCAGAAATCCGCCTCCGCTTGTGCCCTTTTCGCCGAACATGGTTTTCATCAGTGGATCAAGGACCCCAACCTGAAGCACCATGCGCGCCAGCATTTGCAGAAAATCCGCAGCCGACGATTTTAAGGAAGCGAAACCCTGCATTCCGGACATCGCCATCTGCGATAGGCCGCTGCGCAAAGAGTCGGTCACCTCCACCTCGCGCTGCGCCGCCTCGACCGCGTCATGCGAGACCTGCGCCGCTGCACCGATCATACGGCCACGCTCGCGGATGGCTGCGATATCCGCCTCTCCCAGGGTTATGTGCCGCTCAATCGCAGTATTAAGCGCCCCTTGCACATATTCATATTCAGCGATGGCTCCAGCCGTCTTGCCAACGGCCTCCGCCTCTTCGCGAAACCGAGCAATCTCGCTCTCTGCAGATTTTGCAGCTTCTTCGTTAAACGCGGATAGCGCATTGACCTCCGCCGCCTTTGCAATCAGCGCCCCCATAGCACGGACCTGGGATTCCGCAGCCTTCACCGCAAGATCAGCCTGCTTAGCAGCCTTTGCCTCACTCTCACCCTTTTCAAGCGCTGCCTTGGAAACGGACTTGTAGACACCTTCCAGGGCCTCGCTAACATACAGCGCCCCAGACTGCGTCCCTGGGCTCATCCCTTTGTTAGCCGCTTCAGAGCTTATCTTGGCGAGCCGCGTACGGCCTGTTTCGAGTGCTTCGTCCAGAGCCTTGCGCGCAAAGCTGCGCTGATCAGGCGAACCCATATTCAGATTAGGCGGCTTGCCCTTCGGCTCACCATTCTCAGGGTGAGCGCCAGCCCAGGCCGCCGCTGCGATCGCCTTCCTGCGTTCTTCGAGCGCCGCATGAGCCTCATTATAGGCTTGCTCAGCCGCCGCGACCTTTTGCTGCCCGCCACCAAGCCAATCGACATCGCGCATCACCCCTTTTTTGGGGTCCCATGCCTTTCTCAGATCATCAAGATTGGCCTTCGCAACTCTGTCGTTACGTTCCAGCTCAGACAGCGTCGGTTCCGGCTGATTGAGCTGGGTGTAAGCAAACCCAGCGGCGCCGGCCGCGCCAAGCAGCTTGACCAATGGCGGACCAGGAATTTTGGCACCGAAGGCTGCTGCAGCGAGTAAAGGCAATTTGTCGGCGTACTTGGCCATGAACGAAGCCAGCAAGCCGATGAATTCGCCAAAATGCTTGAGTGCCGTCTGAAACGCTGGATCCTTGAAATCCCCCGTCATACGGCTGACGGCTTCGGATGCGCCGGAAAGAACCGTAATACCGCCCGCGCTCAAACGCGCCTTCACATCCTTCCAGGCATCATCAAGCTTTTTGATCTTCTCGAGCTCTTCCTCACTATTGATCGCCCCGGACGCCTTAAGCTCCGCCATCTGACTTTTGATTTGGGCGGACCCCATACCGACAAAACCGGTCATAGGCGCGAAGCCCTTGCCGAAAGCAGATTTCAAGACAAGATCGCGCTGCGCCGCTGGCAATTTGTTGGCAATATCGATCAGCCGGTAGAACGTCTCCTCGATCGAAGAATTCTTGTACGAGTTCGGCCCAAGGAGCTGATCGAGGATTTTCTTCAACTCTCCGCCGCCAGCCTTTGCCTCGCCCAAACCAGCTGCGAATTTTGACATACCCGCACTCAAGGCATCGAGCGGTGTATCGGCCTTATCGGCAATGATCTGGAAAGCCTGGACACTTTCCGTTGCCATCCCCCAAACCTGGGCCTCACGCTTTATAGAATCCACACGCTCCATCGATTTTTCGACAAAGCGGTTGATGGCCTCAACCGATAGCGCGCCGACAAACACCTCTCCAGCGCGCTTCCAAGTTTCTCCCATCTTCTTTTCGGATTCAGAGGCCCGCTTCTCCATATGCGCCAAGCGCTGATCCAGCAGGAGCGCAGCCTTGCTCATATTCTGATCGAGCTTATCCAGGCGCGCATCCAGCATCAGGATGAGGTTATCTGACATCAGTCCCTCATTACCTCGTCGAAGCGCTCTTCACTCGGTTCTGGCGGTTCTGCTTTTTGTTCCACGCCGTTTGCCTTGATCCAGCCATCCAACTGCTGCTCGAACTCCCAGATCGACATCTCGTTCAAGACAGGGACTGGAATGCCGATCGCACCTGCAAACCGCAGAATGGTGTCGAAGCCGATACGCTTCGGCTCACCCGTCGCTACCGGCAACTCTTCATCGCTGTCGGCCGAGCGCGGACCAGAGCTCATGCCCGCGGTGAGGATCACAGCCGCCATGTCGGCTAGCGGCAGAAGCATATAGAGGGGCGCAGCATCGATCTCTTTGCAGCACAGCGCGTGCGCTGCACTGCGGTCCATCCCGCCACCGACCAGGCCATGGTAGAAGATATGCCGGATGTCGTGGAAGCGGGCCCCGCCCTGGACTATTCGCTCGACAACGAGTGTGAATGGCTCACAGAGGAGTACATCGAGCTCCCGCAGCGCGCCGATCGTCAGCCTGAAGTATCGCTGTTCGCCGGCCCAAGGCGCCGTAAGCGCCCCGGTGCCGTCGAATGCAATCGCCGTCATTAGGACCCAGACGGCGTGAAGATGAGTGCGCCAGATGCCTCCAACGTAATGTCGCAATCCCAGGTGTTGGCGCGCTCACCCGTGCGATTGAATTGGGTCAAGATGAACGGCCCCATCCACGTACCAACACCCGTCTCCACGATCTCATAGTTGCCTTTGACCATCAGCTTGGCCTGCAAAGCCGCAACCTTGGACTTGTCAATCTTGCCTTTTCCGGACGCAGCCGCAGAACGAGTTGAGGGCTCTTTGTCCTCGTAAACGACCAGGTCTTCGTTGTCTTCATCCGGTGTGGTGCGGGAAACGGTCTGTCCCGTCTGGTTCCAGGAGCGCGACACCATCGCGATGCCGACCTTCGTGAAGGTTTCAGGGCTGGCACCGTCACCGATTTTGATGATCAATTCCGAGAATTTGGAGGCTACTGGCTGTGACATGGATTGGTTCCTTTACTTTGGGCTGATGAGGGCGCGCAGCGTCAGCGTGCCAGTTCCGGTAAATCCGTCATCAAGGCGTCCAAACTTGCCGCCCTGCGGATCGAGCAATTTTACTTGGTAGTGAGGCAGTTCAATCCGGCCGGCTTTCCAAGCCGCCTTGATGGCATCATGCATCAAGCCAACGATGCCTTTGACCTCGATAAGACCGACCGCCTGCGAATATACGCGCACATATAAAATGTGCTCATTCTCTTCTGGCTCTTCCTCGTCAGGATCATCGCCGTCAGAATCGAAAGGCGTCACAGCGAATTCGCTTTCGCCGAACGCGGCATAAGTAATGCCCTGTCCGGCTTGGAAGGCCCCAATGACCTCCTGCGGCACGAGGTCGAACAGCGCCACTTGCGGCGCGCCATCGATCTCAATCCTTCCCAGCGCTGCCGATACCTGAGCATCCCCTACCAGAACGGAAAAGACAGCCTTCTGCAGCTCAACGTCGGCAGCAATCGCGGTCATCAGCGGCCCCTTAGCTTCCAGTTTCGGAGAGATCGGAGAGCCATTTTTCAATGGCAAGATCGCGCTGTGATTTGGCGAGGCCGCGCCGCCAGGCCGCAATCATGCCCTCACGAATGCGCGGCTTCAGTGCTCTCCAAGGATCAAAATAGAAGGGATACGGCTTTGTCCCAGGATGCGTGCGATACACCTTCCGGGCGTAACTCATCACATACTTTTCGGGAGCCGTGATCCATTTTCCGTTTGGATCACGCCGATACCCCTTCTTTCGGCGACTACGGAACCCGATGTATTTGTAGTTCGTGCCTTTGACGCCCGGCCGCGTACCGCGCTCAAGCCACAAGCCCATGTTCTCGATGTCTTTGGTATTCACAATACCGGTCATACGAATCATGAGACCGCGCTTACTCCAATCCCATCGGATGGCGCGCTTTGCTGTGCCGGCGGTATGTGCTGGAACCTTACGGCTCCCCTTCGCATGAGCTCCAGGTGGTGCTTCGATGCGAACTCGCGACCGCTGGGCATTGACGACAGCGCCAGCCCAACGCGGCATTTCTGCCTTGAGCTCGGCACGAACCATCTTTGGTATCGCGACGAGCCGTTTCTTTGTCGCCTCACGCCCCGCGATCTTTGCCATATCAGCGGCTAGGCAACCGCCGAATGATCTCGGCGCACCACCCAGCCACAATCGCATAGCCCGCATTCACGAGATGCACCCGGCCGCCCGCGGCCTCATACCAAAGGCTGTCGTTCGCAGCGAAGGAAGCGTCCGTGTAATCCGTGAACGCCCAGGGCGAGCCTGACCGTCGGATATCGACAAACGCGCTGAGCCCGCATGCGCGGTAATTCGCGGCGAAGTAAGCGTCCACCGCATCATTGGTCTGGTTGCGCTCGATCCGTGAGGCAAGATCAGTGACCACCGGGCCGACCTGACGCGGTAGGGTCCGCAGCATGATAATCTTCAACGTTGGATGGGCGGCAAGACGCGCAGCAATGTAATCATTTGCATCTTGTATAACTTGCGCCGCAGTCCGCCCGGTATTGAAGACCGCGTTCGTCGTCTCCCACGCAAAGAGTAAGTTGTACTTCCCGTTCACAAAAGCTGCGTCGACATCAGCTGATGAGCCACCATCCAGGCCATTCATATTCCTCCAAGTTTGGCCAGATACACAGACGTTTGACATGGTAGCGCCAGATCCGAAGACCGGCGGCAGTCCGACAATCTGCGCGGAAAGGTTTTGCCCTCCGGTCGCTCCCAGGCCAAACCCCAAGGAATTTCCGTCGAGGATAAAATTAACAGATGATGACATCTTCTGGATTTGCGGACGCCTGATCATCAGGCAAACCCGTTCGTGAACGGCAGCTTGATCCCTCGTGGCTTGTTGGTGTCGAAGTAGCCGTAGAGATCGGCCGCAGACACACTGGTCCAGGTGTAGGCCACAGTCCAGGTAGAGCCACTGTCTTTCGACACTTCGGCTGTGATGGTCGTGCCCACACGATGCATGCGCACGATGTCATTTGCGGCGGGCGTGATGTTTGTGGTCGGCGCGACGCCACCGGTACCATTATTGATGATGACGTAATGGCTGGTCCCGGACGTGCAGTAGATGCCGTAATTTACGGTGACGTAAGTCCCGGTGGCTTGCGTGGCTTTGAACCCAACGATCAGGCCATCCACGCTGGCGCTGTAACCGGTGAATGTTGCCCCGGCATAGCCGTCAGAACCAGATGCAAGTTTGGTCGACGTGACGCCGGACAAATTGGTCGTAAACGTGTTGCTCGAACTGTCCGCTGCCGGACCGTAATCGTAACCCGATCCGTCAACAGTTTCGGAAAGACCATTGACTATAGTTAGGCGAATATTGGTATTGGCCGGAGCCGCCGCGACCGCGCTGGAAGTGTTCGACGACGTCGTGGCCGAGCCAGAAGCGTTCGTCGCCGTGACATCGCACTTCAGCGTGTGACTGATATCACCGGTAACAGGTGTATATGAGGCCGATGTGGCACCCGAAATGGCGGCACCGGTATCAGCCCATTTCCACTGGTAGCCGTAGCTGGTCGGGCTATTGGTCCAAGTACCGTTCGAGACCGATAACGCGATCCCAACCACCGGTGTGGTCGAAGACAGCGCCGGAGCCACGGTATTGACCGGCGGGCCGCCCGTGACGGTAGTGGCGAAGTTGGTCAAGGCGCCGGCGAATTCACCATCGGTGCTTTTGATGCCGCTGCTTGGCGGCGGGATATAAGACACCGTGATTGTGTCGGTAGAGCCGATCACGCGATCCGTGGTGAGAGTAACGCCGGTGCCCGACACGGCGACACCTGTCACGTTCTGAGCGCCTGCCGAATTGATGATCGCAAAGGCTGAGGTCGGCGGCACAGAGCTGCCGGACAGCGATTTCGAATAGCCGAGCACTACGGTGGTGCCGGTCGCCGCTGCCGTGATCTGTGAACAGACAGGAGCAGTCACCGGGTTCACATTTTGAAGCACCGCAAAGAGGTAATCGAGCCCGTCGAAAAGGAACTCGATGTTGTTGACGATCCCAGCGGTGTTGAGATAGCCCGCGCTCCATCCCGCTTCTTTGAAGCCTGTGAATGTTGGAATATTTACCCCGTCCGCGACTAGGCTTGCTAGGCATTGCATTCCAGCCACAGCAGAGACTTCACTCGGTGTAAATGCGATGCCCGACGTTACCTGTTGCCGTGGCATAATGCGGTCGACATCGAACAATATCGAACTACTAAAGGAAACACCTGCAAAAGATGCATGGCTAAGAGCAGCGCCTGCAATCTGCATCACGACCTGATCAGTCATCGGCCGATCCTCACTTTTCTCAGATTATTGGGTCAGCTTGGCGCCGATCGAACCCGACATATAGGACGAGCAGCGCAGACGGAAGGCGGTCACGGCCTTTGTACAATTCCAGGCAAAAGACGGGTTGATGCCAGAAGCGAATGGACCACTCAATTTTCCGAGCTGTGAGCCAGTCCCGGAGTCAAGCACATAAATATTTGCATCGCCTGAAAACTGCACTTCGAGCACAAGCGTGCCAGCAAATCCTTGAGTTGCATGCGGAACAAGGTTGATAAAAAAGTTTCGACCAACGATCGGCGGTGAGAACCAATCCGTTGCAGAATTTTGGGACGCCAAAGTTGCTGAAACAGCAGTTGCACCAGCATCCAACAAACCAGTTATCCCGCTCAATACCGCCAAGATTTCCGCGAGTGTTGTTTGAGTTGCTGGATCCGTCGATAGCCTACCCAAAATGGCCACCAAGTCGGCGTGATTGGCTGTGGCCAACGCGTCTTGCTTCGCAGACGTTGCCAGCGAACCTAACGCGGTTACAATTACATCCTGTTTCGCACTTGTAGCAGCCCCTGAAGGAAGCGGAAGCGTTTGAGCACTGACCGTCAGCGTTCCGACCAGGGCGTTAAAAATTGCCGCTAAATCGTTGTGATTTGAGGAAAGCAGAGCATCCTGTTTGGCAGCCGTAGCAACAGCAGCAAGTGTAGTCAGGATGGCATCCTGCTTTGCGCTCGAAGCTGCACCGCTCGCCAGAGGGACAGAGGCAAGAGAAACCGGTACGGCAGACGCACGAAGCTCGGCATCCGTAAGCGGGCCGGATACAGCCACGGTGCCGAGCAATTTCGACGCCACAGCCTTTAAAATGGAGATTAAAGACGGCGATGATACCGAACCATCCCATGCGGTGTCAGAAGATGCGCCAATTACAGGCGCACCATCATCCCCCGCAATGTGATGCTCGGGCGCCACATAATTGTTGGAGTCCTTCCGAAAACGAGCCGAAAACGGCCCCTCGAAGTCTCGGAACACCTTAACAATTTGGTCGATCGCGGCCATCAAAATACTCCCAGCATCGAAGCGGTTCCGGTGTTGTTGGGGTTGGTAAGATCAGTAGTGATGACCGGAGGAACGTCCGGCGTATCGACCTCAGCCTGCACATTTGCGGGATTGGCGATCAGATGGATCGTTCCATCATAGCGATCACCTGGCGGCTCATTATTCGGCGCAGAAATGCTCCAACTCACAAGCCCGGCATAAGCCCCGCGGGTATCCCAGAGCGTGACCCATTCTTGCGTGGCTTCATCGAAATCCATGACAAAATCATGCGTTTTGGAAACGCCTGGCGCGATCGTGTAGATGATTGTCAGCACCGCCTGAGAGGGGGCGTACAGATTTCCATCTGCATCGCGAAACTGCTGCACAAATCGCACAGTGCTGCCGCGCACCGCAGATGTCGGTGTCTGTTTCATGGTCCATCACCAGAATCGATATCAGAGGGCTTTGCCGGACACGGCCACCATTTCGTACAGGATGCCGCGCTCGTCTGGGTTCGATATCGATTTGATGTTGTACCGAATGCCGCGGCGTACATCTTCGAGGGCGTGCTGAGGCGTGATCGACTTGACTACCGATGACCCACGCACCGTGATCACCATCGGCTGTACACCTTGTAAGCGCGCGGCCGTCACTTCCTCACCACCCAACTTCGGCATGATCCTGGCCGCGCACTCATAAGGCCTTTCGTTCTGGTCGAGTACTGGCGTCCATTCACCACCGTAATTTCCTGCGCCATCACCCGCCGTTGACGCACGCTTTAGAAAGCATACCCGTTCGCGCATTTGCCCGATTGTCGTACGCGCAACCATCAGAACCAGCTCAACACGTGCGGCGCGATCAGCGCCTGATAGAATGGAAGTTCCGCCACCGCGGCGCGATCTGCCACGAGGGCGGCCTCGCGGTTTTCGTTCCAGAGGCCAACCATCAGCATCATGGCTTGCAGCAGCGTCTTGCGCTCAGCCTTCAACGCCGGAATCGTCTTGTACCCCGCCGTGAATTTGATCCGAACGGCATCCAGACGGCTAGAGTCGCAGGCTGGCCACACCTGCCCACGAAGCGGCAGCAGCGCCCACATGCCCACACCACCGAGCTGAATGGTATACGTCGCGGGATCCAACGTCTGCAGCACGCCTGCGCCATCGTAGTACTGTATGCTGTCGATGCTTTGCAGCGGCGGCAGCGGAATTTCTACTCGCATCCATTCCAGCCATTTCAGCGGATCATAGACGCGGTCATAGCTGCGCTGCGCTGGCCCCCAATAATAAGGCCAACGGGAAAATCGCGCCTGGCGCAGTTCCCATTTCTGGGTCAAGAAGGCCCGACCGAGACAACCATTGGCGCCATCAAAGAGAGCGAGCGCCGCATCCATAAAGGACTGGATCAGATCGTCATCGTCATCGTGATCGATGCGAAGACTTTTCTTGACCTCAGCCAGCGATAGCGGGTTACCACCCGCCTGCACCGGCGCACCATCATCGTCAAGCTGCAGTGACAGCGTGCGATAGAGCTTGAGGTCACGATCCTGAGCCAGCATAAGCGGCGCTCCAAAGGTGTCTTAGGCGCCGCGACAGGACCAACCGACCGTTTCCGTGCCAGTGGTGGCCGTCAACGTCGTGGTCGAGGAATTGGTCGACTTCCAGCCGTAAATGCTGAGCGTTCCGCCGGAGGTGTTGTATGTCACCAATTCTGTGGTCGGCGCAGTGGCTGATTTGACGGTCAAGGTACAGCTGGCGATGCTGGCAAGTCCCGTGGTCACGCTGGCCGTTCCGGCAGAAAGCGCGACCTCACCCGTTTGGATCAAATAGCCCGAAGAGGCACCTTTGACGGGATTTGTCACACTGGCCGTCAGGGCGGCGGTTTTGTCGGTGCCGCCAATGGTAACGACGCCTCCGGATGCAACTTCGAGGGTGCCACCAACATGCCAGAGCGCCCCGCCGCCACCCATCCAGTTCTTGGTGACATAGTCGGCACTTGCCGGCGCGACGGTCGCACAGACGAACAACGCAGCAAGCAAACAAAGAGCGGAGATTACACCCCAAAGATACGGCTTTTTCATTGAACGATCTCCCGATCGAGTTGATCAAAAAGAGACCCCCGCCCGTTTCCAGACAGGGGCCAGTTGCTCCCACGAACACCCCGAACGTGAGAAACGAAAAGGCTTACGCCGGCGGATTGGAGGTGGGGATATAGTGCGGGAAGCCCAGCAGCGGCACGATGGTGATCGGCGCCGAACCGGAATTATTGGCCGGGGTCACATCGCAGCGCGCATAGGCCTTTGTGCCCTTGTAGCCAACCTTGAACACTTTGTTGTCTTTCGAATAGTCGAAAGACGCGGCCGCCAAGGTTCCGATCAGATCATCCGCGTTGGCCGCATCTGTCAGCGCGACACCGTCGGAAAGGTCCGCCTTATCGCCATGGGTGATCGAAACGGCGAAGGTGGCATCGGCGTCGGCGAGAACGCCCGTCAAGATCAGGAAGGTCAAAGCGTCAAAACCAGCGGTCGGAACGATACCACTCGAAACGACCGTGTTGTCACTCGTGGAGCCCACATTCTGGCCCTTCACGTTAATGTTATTGAACAAATCGCGCTGCATGCATCTCTCCTGCTGATAGATGTGGGGCCGGACACCGCCGGCGTCGGTGTGCCGGATATCAGCCCCGGCCCTGCTTGGCCTTGCCCTCTGTCGGCTTTTCAGCCGCCTTGGCGAGATCTTCTTTGAGCCTCGCGATGGTCGCGTCTTTTTCCGCGGCAGCATTAATCGCTACAGCGAGCTCACCTTGCAGTTTCGCGATGTCCTCATCGCGATCGGACACGAGCTTCACCTGCGCAGCCAACTCTTCATTCAGCTTTGCAAGCGATCCATTGAGCTCTTCATGCGCCGCCGAAAGCTTGCCGTGTTCTTCCTTTGCAGTCGCAAGGTCGACCGCCATCGCTGCGATCCGCTCCTTGGCCACTTCAGCATTGGCTGGCGGAACGGCTGGCGTCACCCCCGGAACAAAGGACGAATCTGGCTCGGATGCGAGACCGGCCCCGATGCGGGCCACGGCGGTAGCATAGGGCAGTTCGATATGCTCGCCCGGGACGTGATTGCGGTCATGCCCAGCCCAGCTCGAAAGGTTTTTAACCCACTTTGTTTTGGGAGTGTCTTGGTTGGTTTCAGGATTATCGGACATTGCAGATACCTGCACCACGGAAAAGTTAGTTGGCGGCGTTGCCCGTGCACAATGCCGCCAACATCACCGATGTCGCGCCTAGGACGCCGCGTTCTGATACAGCTTGATCGGATGCGTTCCAGCATCCACCAGCTGACCATCGGCCCGCTGGAATGCCAAGAAGGCTACCTGGAACTGATCGGCATAGCGCTCGCTCAAGCGCATGATCAAGGTGCCACCCACATTGCGAATGTAGTATTTGCTGAAGTCGCCATAAGCCATCGAATTGGCGCTAGCAGCCATAACGGGCGCGTGCTGGTTGATGGTGAACTTTTCACCATCGAGCGTGTCAGGCTCCTTCAGCGCAACACCAGACTGCCACAACGGGCGACCAACGCCGTCAACGAGCTTTTTGGCTGCCAAGAGCGTGGTGTCATGGAACATGTAACGGCCGTTGGTGCGATAAGCCGGATCGACCGAATGTTTCAAATCCTGAAAATCCGTCCAAACGATGCTTGCAGTCTGCCCCGCTGCAGCAACCTTTCCGACCGGTGCAATAGTGTATACACCCATCGGCTGCGAAGCACCGGTTCCGGTCGTGAACTTGCGGTTCTTGGCACGCGCCAGGCGAACGCCGATTTTTCCAGCCAGGAACGTTTCGAGATCGAAGGCGGAATCCTGCAGCAGCGCCACAGGCACCTTGATGATCTTGGACGAGAAGATATAGCCACGCACCGTAACCCCGCCGAAGGCAACGCCCTGTTCGCCGGTGACCTTATTTTCTCCAAGCATTTCACCTTCATTGGAGGTGTCGTCATCTGTCGGCAGAACCAGCTCGTTGCCCATGTCGGTGTTGAATTGATAGCAGACGCCAGGATCGATCATGCCGCCATAAGCCTTCTGCGCGGACTCGATCTGCGTTGCCATCGTGGTCGGCACCAGGATCGCACCACCAGTCAGATCGACACCTGACTGCGCCGCATTCATGGCGACAAGCTGCGACTTGTCGGATTCGGAGAACGGCTTCTGCATTCCCATGACGATGCGGCGATCATCGTCAGAAATGTTGTTCATGCCGCGCACCAGGTAATTGCGGAACGCTTTCTTGTGTTCCACTTCCTCGGCAGTGACTTCATCGACAGAACGGCCCGTCGCAACCGCCTTATATTCGCGGCGGCCGTTGATGTCGTTGTTCAACGTGTCCTGCGCTTCCAGACGCGCGATGGTCTCACCAAGAACCTTCTGCTCGCCATCGAGCTTCGTATGCTGCGCGAGGTCTTCCGCTGTGACTTCCGACTTCATGATGATCGCGTTCATCGCGTCCACGATCTTCTTGCGCTCGACGCGCTTTTCCTTCGCCATTTCCATGGGCGTCATATCAGTCTCTCCGTTGTCAGAAATGCTGCCCCGAACCAGCGGATTATGCGGGCGCGTGGGCAGCCTATCCGCGCCGAGTCCGGTTACTGAAACTGTTTAGAAATCAGGCCGCGTCGAGTTCAGCGGCTATACTGCGCGTCTTGGCGCGCGCGACCGCGACAGCGTGCGCGTGCGCAGCAGCTTTTTCTGCGGCGTCTTTGGCATCACCGTCTTCACCTTCTTCGTCTTCGTCGTCATCCTCGCCGATCTTGGCCTCATAGGCCTCGACAGCTGCGCGAGCAGAATCCTTCACCGGTTGGGGAATATCCAACCCGTCAATCTTCGATTCCGCCCAATCCCAACCCTTGCTGATGGCATGCTGGATACCACCGATGATGTCGCAGAACGGCAATACATAGCTGTCCTTGCTTTTCGGCTCGGAAGCGTCATAGGCCAGGAAACAACACTTGGCGCGGCCAGGATCTGGGTTATCGCCATTGAACCCAGCCCAATCGAGAATGCGTTCGGCGGCGGCACTGGCGTTATAGCTATCGCGCTCCGTAACCGGATGATCAAGGCGGGCTGCACAGACCCAATCGGCGACATTGCGCGGCGGCGTCTTGGTGTGCAGCTTCTGATTTGCCGGCTTGGCGCAGCGCAACGCTTTTGGTGCTTTGGCATAGAGACCAGGGCGCAGTAGCGCTTCTGGTTCTTCATCGCCCTCTTCTTCATCATCTGCCACGCTGGTGGCAAACCCCTGGGAAACAGCCTCTTCGGCATTCATCCAGGTCTCGGCTTTCATCATTTCAATAAGCGCATCGGCGCTCAGGGAAACATGCTGCTGATAACTCGGGATGATCTGTGATGTCTCGATCACATCCAAAATCTCGGCCGTCTTGCGCATGTCATCGGCGGTACCCCAACAACCGCCTGACGCCCGGTGGATCATCATCACTGCATTCTTGGCGATTACGATATCATCACCAGCCATAGCAATGACGGACGCGATCGAGGCCGCGATGGCATCGATACGCATTTCGATCTTGGCGTTATTCTGATCGGCCCAGTCGCGCAGCACATTGTAGATGGCAATGCCGTGCCATACTTCGCCGCCACCGGAGTTGAGATGCACACACAGCCGGTCAGCAGAAATACCCTGCAACGCTTGCTGCACGTCGATGTCCTGAATACCCCACATGCCGATGTCGCCGTAAATGTACATCTGCGCCACCTGCTCACCATCCACCGGCACCGCATTGGTGACTTCGAAGCGTTCGCCCGTGAGGCGGTTTCCACTACCAATCAGATTGCGGAAGCGCAGCACAGGCTGCATAGCCGTGCCATTTTTCAGAAGAGCCTTACGCTTCATGCGCCCATTCCTTCTTTCGGCTTTGGTTGCTCACCGGCGATCACGCGCGAGAGCGGCAGGACATTATTGGAAACCATCGGCTCATCGGCGCCAGGCAGCGTCAGGCGCGACAACTTCATCCGCTCGCGCACTTCGTTCAGCGTGGCACCCGCCATCAACATCTTGGTGATGGAGTCGAACATCGCCTGGACGTTCATCGCCTGCAGCGCTTCGCGCTGGAACTCGCAGAAATAATCTGTGCCCGCGAAGAGCTTCAGATTGATCTCGGCCTCAATGCGTTTTAGCCAGCGATCAAGACCGGTCATTAGGAAGACGAGCATGACTTGCTCGAGGCCGGAGCCCCACGCCGTCATGTCACCGGATTCACCGATAAAAAATGGTGGCACGCCAAAACCGCGGGCGATATCGACGACGGAAAACTTCCGGCTTTCGAGCAGTTCGGCATCGCGGGCCGACATCTGGGCTTGTACCCAAGTCATGCCTTGGTCGAGGAATGCTACCTCACCGGCGTTGTAGCTGCCCTGATAGAGCTCGCGGAATTCTGCTTTCACTTGATCGCGCGCACCAGGCGAGAGCTTGACGCCCTTGTCGGCACTCACCACACCAGAAAGGCGCGCACCCGTGGCAAGCATGCGCGCCGCGGCCTCTTCCATGGCAAGATTGGCGCCGATCGCCTGGCGGGCCATATGCTGAATAACCGAAAGCCCGCGCAGCCCATCAAACCCGAGCCCGCAGAAGTGCAATACATTGCGGCCCGGAAGGTCATACGTCGTACCGTCGAGAAGCCGCGTGCGATAGTTACGGGCAAAGCCCTGCCCCACACGATGGATCAACGGCGTGGTTTGGTCAGGGGTAAATGGCACGAAACCGAGAAGATCGCCGCCTTTGGTCTCATCGATGAGGGAATAATGATTCCCCCACAACATCATGTGCACCACATTCATTTCCAGCCAGTTGAAGCTGGAAAGCGCCATCTCTGGATTAGCGACAGTGCGAAAAAACTTGGCGTAAGGGTGATCGTTCTCCAGCACGCGGTCATTATGCGTGCCCTTGTAGATTTGCAGCGGAAGGCCAGCGACAAGGCCAGACACCAGTGCGACACAGGCATAGACTGCCGTCGAGCGCATGGATGAGCGCTCATTGACATGCGGACCCGCATAGGTCGGGCCACCACCCAGAACACCAATCAACTGTTCCGGCGTGATCGGCACATTGGGGTTTTCAAGGCCCGCCGCCGAATTCATTACCCGACCAACGATATGTGCCAGGGCACCAGTCGCGCCGCGCTTCATTCAGGCTTGGCCATTTTTGACGCAGCATGCGCATCAGCCTGATCGGCGATTGCTGCGGAATAAACCATCAGCACACGCCAACACACGATCAATGCCCCCCCTGCGATATAGCCAGCCGGGGGAAACCACAACCATGCACCATAGGCGATTGCGGCAAGACCAAGCAGTACCGGCGCTTCAAAAAGCGCAGCGTTGAAGCCGGCCACGACAAAGCGCGCCAGCGCCGACACCTGTTCATTGGGCGCCGGAGCGTCTGGGATCGTGGTCATGCAGCCGCCTGCTCTTTGGCTTGTTGTTCCGCTTTTTCCCGCGCGATCTGCTCATAGACAGACTCACTGGGGTTCTCTTCGGTCGTGATCGTCGCCGCGCGGGCGTTCACAATGGCCGAAATACCGTCAATCTTCTCGCTCGACTTTTTCTTGCTGGGCATGATGTTGAGGTTCTCATCGAACTTCACCACCACATTGCCGGCCATCCAGCGCAGCACCGGATGCCCACCATGCTGAAAACGCCCGGCATAAACATCTTCTTCAAAGGCCGTGCAGGGCTCGCTCAGCGTGCGCGTGCCTTGCCGCACTTCCAGAAACAGATCGGCGTCCACGCCGTCACGCTGCAGATCTGTCACCAGCTTCGTGGCATTCCACGGGTCAAAGCTGATTTTCTGCACGTTGAAGTCGCGCACCCCCTCCATCACGGCTTTCGCGATGAAGTTTTGATCGACCATGTTGCCGGGCGTCGTTTGCAGCGCGCCGGCAGCAAGCCACTTGTCGTAGGGCACGCCGTCATCACGAACGCGCCAGGCCATGGTTTCTTCCGGTACCCAGAAGAGCGGCACACACAGCCAGTCGGGATCATCCTCGAATGGCTCGAACAGCCATGTCAGGGCCGTGATGTCATTGCGCTTCGAAACGTCAAAGCCGCCGTAACAAGGCCGGTCCGAATTCACCAGCGAAGCATAAAGCTCACGCCAGCCAATCTTGCCTTTGGCGCAAGCATCCCACTTGCGCATATTGATCCAGCGCGTGTGCTGTTCAATCCACTGCCCCAGGTGGTAGCAGCGAAATTCCGCCTCGCGCCTGGGGTTGTTCGCCGTCAGCGCATGTTCGCGCCGCAGGTAAGGGATCGTCGGAGACAATCCGAGCGACGGATTGCAGGACCGCCATGTCTCCTCCAAGCCTATGTCGGCGTTGTCGTTTGCCGCGAAGATCACAACCAGCGTCGTCGGGTCTTCGATGCGACCGTCGAGAATCTTCTGCGATTCCTCGTACAGCTCGACACCGATCTTGTTCGTCTTCAGACCGGCTGATGACGCGTAAAGCTCGATCGGCTCAAGGCGTGCACCTGTCGATTGGCGCAACGTGTTCATGAGCGTCAGGCTTCGCCACTCATGCATTTCGTCGCCGGTGATCACCGTCGCCGAACGGCCATGCGCGCCTGCAATTTTGCCCGGCAGAAGCTCGAAACGCGACTGCGTCTTGCCAATCCAGATCGTCTTTTGAAAGACCTGGATATGATTTTGCGATGCCTTTGGCAGCCCAGCCACCATCATCGACATCTTGCTGAAGATCACTTCAGCCTGCTTTTCATCGTGGGCGAAGACATATCCCCTGCCCGTCTGGGCACCATCGATGGCAAAGAAGAGTAGGCTCAGCGCGGCAAGGAACTCACTCTTGCCATTCTTGCGCGGGATCCACAGTCGCAGCTGCTTGTAGAGCCGAACGTAAACAGAAACTTCCTTATGCGTGACAGGATCGAGCACTTCCACTGGGACTTTGAAGCCCACCAGGAAACGGACGATGATCTCTTGCCAAACACTGAGGTGGAATGGAACGCCGGCGAAGCGGTCTTCTGTCAGTGTAAAAATAGTCGGCCAAAGCGCGACGATCCTGTCTGCCTTGACCGCATCGAACCACGCGCCAGGAACGGCATGCGCGCGCCGCCATTGTATGCGGGCCCACTCATAGGCCGGGTCGTTGTCGACCTGGGCCAACCAAGCCGGATGAGGCGGATGAGCGACCGCATTGAACGGTACGCTTTCGGCGGCCTCTGCCGCGGGCATGGCTACCCTCAGTTAACCCGTTGCGGCGGTGTGCCATCCAGCGATCCGCCAATCCCGATGACATCATCGGATAGTGCAGCAGTATCGCGCTGGCCCGGCGCGCTAAGCGGTAACTCCCCTGGGGGCTGCGCGGGCATGCGAGATGACCAAGCCTGATGTTGCTGCTCCAACTTATAACGATCGAGCGGCGTAAACCCGAAGCGTTCCGACAGCTGCATAACGCGCGTGGTCGCTTCTGACAGGATGTCGATCGCCGGATTGCGCTTCAGCGCCTTATCCTTCGATGTCGTTTTGACCAAACGCGTGAGGCCGTAGCGGTCTATGTCTTTTTTCGCCATTTCCGCCAGCGCTTGCCAAACGCAGAAGTGGCTGAAGGTGTCACGGAACATCGAGTCAAATGCCCGGCGGTCATTCAGAAGCGGTGCATATTCGCGCCAGATACGAAGTGCGCCGGCAAAGCGTTTGCCGTCGAGGATATTGGGCGGGGCTAGAATGTCCGCCTCGAGAGGAGGTGCCGCAGCGAGTTCGTTTGCCATCACCTCCGCCTCGGCGAGCTGGCGCTCCGCAGCAGACATGCGTTTTCCAGGAGCGCCCTTGGCAGCTTGCATTTCCGCGCTGTCACGACGCCGACCCTTCAACTACCTGGTTCCCTTCAAAAAAAATAGTTTCGCCAATTTTGCGGAAAAAAACTCCATACTGGCCACCGGTCTACGAGGTCGATTTCCGTTAACTTTTTGGGGCCCCCCGTACCACCCAATACTTCGCGCGCATGGCTGGTGACCTAGCCATGCATGCGCTGCATAGCTTCGGCGAGGGTCGGACGCCCCAGGCGGCGGGCCAGGGCATCGAGGGCACCCACCCCGCGCTGCTCGACCTGCTGCTTCCATTCGGAGTGACAGGTCGTGCAACTCGAAACCCAAAGCTCTCGCAGCCAGAAGATGTCTGTATCGCCTTTGTGGGGATACAGATGATCGACCAGAGCAGTCGCAGTCACCAATCCATTCATCTCGCAATATTCACAAAGCGGATGTTCGGAACGGTACTGACGGGACGCCTTGATCCACTGGCGGTCATAACCGCGTGAGGCCGCGCTGCCACGCTCCCTGTCATAGCGAGGAGAACCTGCCTTCGCACCACCACTGTGCGGTCGATAGACAGTAGGCGAGCGCGCCACGATACCCCTGAAATGGTTGCGCCCGCGAAGCCATCTCTGACCCGCGGGCGCATTACAACATGCGCGACCTTAGTCAAGCATTCGTCGCAGTCAAGTGGGGTCCAGCGAAAAAGGGCCAGGCGGCATCTCAGCATTGATCGTGAAAGAGACGATTCTCCCGGCGACAGCCTCACGCACTGCCGCAAGTGCTTGCCACCACACAGCATATGCACGCCGTGCACCGATGACCTTCAACGCGTCCTCACCTACCCAGGAAATTATACGGTAGCCGGCACGCCGCCTTGCATCGGTGAAAATCGCCCGTCCGCGTTCCGGAATGTACATCGGATCAAGAATCGGGTCTGGCCGCTTGGCCGTCACAGCGGCTTGAAGGATGAGGCCTGCGGGCCTCAACTCTGGTAACGGCATGACCATCACCTGACGCCGTAACTCAGCAAGGGCAGAACCAGGCAAGTGCTCCACGCTGGCATCTCCATTCTCGTCGTAAACGTGATACGAGAGATCGACCATCGCACCACCCGCCGTGATCTGCTCACCGAATGCGCGGCGCGCCACCATCATCTCAACTTCCTCGCGCGTGCGCTCCACCCGCACAGGTACTAATGACTGCACCGCGTCATGCAGCAAGTAGGCATCAGGATGGGCCTCAAACTCGAAGTGGGTCGAGCTGTCGATATAGTCCGCCCCAAAATCCATGGCGGCAAGCTGCGGCGTGAATGATCGCCCCAATTCCTTCGGCTTCCAATCCTCTCTGGCCAAATGGACCTTCTGGTCGCCATAGGCCCAAGCGAGCGCCTGTTCGATAGATCGCGCCTTCATGCCCGCACCTCGATAATCAGATCGGCCTCACTGTTGAGGCGCAGACAACGCCGGACTGCCGACATACGGCTGTCGATCATGATCCGCTGAGCCGAACGCACTACGGCTATCCGGAAAGGGTTTCCAGGCTCCAGCACGGCGCCCGCGAACATAGCCGCATAGGCCGCATCTCCGAACTCCCCACGCAGCCGCTCTCCCGGCTCACCGAGGTCAGGCACCTCAGCGGCGGTCAACTCAGCCATCAGCGCCGCCTCACCGCGGAAGTTCGCCCACAATCCCTTGAGGAACGCAGCCGGCCCAACAGCCGTACGCGGCTCGCGGCGCCGCCGATCCTCGCCGTCCAAATGGGCCATGTACGCTTTCGCGCAGGCGATCAGTATTTGCGCGTCAGCGCCTTCGGTGCGGCGCTCATCCCAAACAATCCGCGCACGGTCCGGTCTCAAACCGTGCCACCGCGCTCCACCAGCAGCCAAAAACATAGCAAAATAGCGGTTTTCATCCTCGTCACCCCCCTGCAAGGGGGGTAAGGGGGGTATCTGTTTACTCTCCCTTACCTCTCCCTTAAGCGAGTTTTCCGGTTCAATTTGACTGTTTTCGTCCCAGTCCGGCGCATCACTTCCGGCGGAAACTGTAAAACTTCCGGCGGAATTACCACCGGAACCACCACATATATTAGGTGGAAACGGCAGCAATTCCGGCAACCGTAAGCCACGGCGCTGCTTCTTGTGCAGCAAAACCCAGCCGCATGACGGTGTCATCCGGTCCAGAACGTCGAGATATGCAGCTGTATAAGGATAGTTCTGACGCACAAACATGGCGAGCGTCGGCGGCGTCAAGGGTTGGGTGCTGTGAGCCTTGTTCCATTTGCGCAGCCGTTCGCACTCGGCATCGTGCAGCCAGCGCAACCGCGGCATCCAGCAATCGAAGAAAGCGATGCGGCAAAGCTTCTTATGATAGAGCCGACCGTCGCCACCGGAGACGAAGCCATAGAGTGCGCCACGCCGCCACTTCTTCCATTCATTCACCGCCCGGCCGAACCCCGCCATGTCCGACAGCTGCTTATCCTTGTCAGGCACACTTCCGGCCGGAACCTGATGAAACGCGGCGCACCACAATGCCACGCCGGCACGGAACTCCTCCGCCTCAGACTCAGCCATGAATGCGCTGGCGAGCAGGTCAGCCACCTTCAGCGGCATAGTATCGAAGCCGCTGAGATCGACATCGCGAGGAATGAGAGGGCTGTTCATAACAATAATCCTTACCGCGCTTCTTCATTGGCGCGCTTCATAGCCGCCAGCGCATCCGCTGCGGCAGGGTTGATCGTGCAACAACTTCGCTCGAAGTCTACGCCGCCTTCTTCGGTTGATAATTGAGGCTGACGTTCAGGCTCAACTGCTCGATTCCGGTTTCCTTCTGATAGATATAGCCGGACACGTAGCAGTATAGGTCGCGTTCCGGATCGTCGGTCATCAGGGCTATCAGCGACGAGGACGCTGCGATGGCCTGATCGATGTCCGCCTTATGGACCGGCTGCTGATCCGGGACCCTAGCCAGCTCGGCGGCGATGGCGTCGCTGAGTTCCGATTTTGTGGCGCGCTGCGCGTCGATTGAGAAGCTCATAGTTTCGTCTCCTAGGGAGCGCGGAATCCGCCGCACACGGTTTACGATTCGAATTCCTCATCGGTTTTCCGGGTGCGCTGGACCTTTTCGCCAGGACAATAGCGAAGATCGATGCACTCCTCGACGTAGAGCCCGCAGCCTTTGCAGACCCCGAATTCACCTTCAAATTCGTGCTCGCGAGAGCATGAACGGTCGGAAGAAATGGTCATGATGTAGAGTCCTGGGTCTCAGTAGAACATGGAACATCGTGCTCATCGCTCAAGGTTAGGGTGCACGGCCCGACATTCCATAGACTCGCACGATCGAACCAACGCTGCGCCGCAGATTGCAAGACGGCTTCCAGCTCAGCATCGGTACCAATTTGATCTAATAGAGGCTCATCGCCATCGAGGGGCATTTTTCCGAAATCACGGCCGATTAGTTCATTATGGCCAATTCGCGCTAATGCCACATCCAGCGCAATAAGCGCTTCGCGCTCGAATTCATAGGTGTCGGAGCGGTACATTTCTCTGGCGATTTCACCCTCATAATCGGCGTCTTCATTAGCTCCCTCGGTCGCACGGAGAAGCGCGCTGCGCAAAGAGCTGCAATAGCCCACCATGTATTCGACCACCGCCTCCCGATAATCCGGAAACGACAACGGATGCTCTTCGCACCACGCGACCGTTACTCCGCCATCAGGAAACACCGCTGCAGCTTCAGCGATCGCATCCGCCTTGGTTTCAACGTCTAGGGGATGGAAGATTTCACCATCCAACGAATAGCCCCACCAAGCATTCGAGCTTACTGCCTCGGCCTTAACTGGCTGGACCAGCTGCGGAGCAACTGCCAGCGCCGCCACCGACACCGCACTACCGGTCAAGAACTCTCGACGAGTGGTCATGCGGGCACCTCAGATTCATCCTGAGGGCGCATCACCTTACGGATGAACACTGCACACGGGCCGTCTTCAGTGCTGTACTTCCCGCCAAGCTGCCAACCCTCAGTGAGCGGCGTCGGTTCCCAGTCCTTAATAGCCGCGGGATCTCCCTCATCGAAGTACCTCACATAGACGGGGTCATCATCTTCGACATCATCCTCCATCAGCATGAACTTGCATTCATAGCCCTGCTCACCCGCGATCATATCGATGCGGTGCCCCTCTGCTGCGAATATGAACATCAACGCCAGGCATCCGAGATCGCCAAGATCAATCAGCGTATCAGGCGACGGCAAATCACTTCGGTTCAGCATCTTGCCTCCTCCTCAATTGTGGGCGTCAGGATCAGCGCAATATCCCTGCGCCTTCATGTCCCGCACCGCCCTCGCATATCCATCCTCCTCAGCGCGCCGCACATCTTCAGCATGACCACAGGCCATCGCCGATATCTGACGGCATTTCGCGCTGTCGTCTTCGTTCAGTTGCCGCCGCAGATCATCGCGCTCCATTTCAAGTGCGCGGACATAAAGCAACAATCCGTGATCACGCTTACTGATCTGGCAAGCTGGTTCGCGCATCTCTGAACCACCAAAATGCGCTTGAGCGTCTCGCTGCCCGGCGAACGTCGGAGGGAAGTACTCCCAGCAATGGAAGCACACCCATCCAATCTTGAGACCTGGATTGTCCGGCTCTTGTGGTGCGGCGGCATCTATGGTCGCTCCTACACGAGCATCATTGCGGTGGCGGGAAATCCAAAGCTCTTCGGCTTTGTCCCATGGAATATGGGCTTCATCTGTTGTCGGCATTGTACCCTCCGTTCCGTTCACTCATCGCGAAGCACCGTGGGATTGTGGATGACGATGGAGACACCCTTCTCCAGCTCCTGCTTACGAGAGAGGGCCTGATCCATGCGGTCCATGTCGCCGCGATAGGATGCCTGCTGATAATCTCGTTCGGCGCGGGAATAGGCCTTGGCAAAGTCGCGATGAAGGTTGCGCTCGCTCATGACGATTGCCCCTCTTGCCGCTCACCCCAAAAGCCAAGACCGCGCAGAAGGTATGACCGATACTTTCCGACAACGGGCCGCACCGGTTCCGCAAGTGGCACACGCGCCTCGATCACAGTGCGATCGAGCGTCCAACCATCCGGAAGTGCGCCATTGGCGATCAGCATCAGGCGCATAGCCTTCTGCATCACCAGATAGGCGCGCTGCACCTCGTTCTTGCCCGGCGTCCTACTGCCCTTATTGCGATTACACTTGGCGCAGGAGAGGACGCAGTTGTTTTCGAGACGGAAGCCTTGAGATTTCGGATAGAGGTGCTCGCGGGTCCAGGCAGCCGGTTTCCACCGACCGCGGCCAGCCGGCCCGTCGAACTCTACAGCACAATAGAAGCACCGCCCGTCTTGCACCGCCAAAAGTGCGCTCGCCACTTCCATGCTCAAGCTCTCTTCGCTGGATGAAACCGGCGTGCCTTGAATTGCCGCGTCTTGACCATCGTCATCACGCGGGCGTGCGGGTCGCGCTCTTCATTGCGGATGCGCTGGATGCGTTCGCGATGGCGGTCAGCCCATTGCCGCTTGTACGCAGCCAGGCATAGTTCACATCGCGCGCAGCCGGATTTTGCTGCCCGTTCAAGGCAGATAGCGCACAGTTTCCCGTGAAACATGGTCAAGCCGCCCTCCTGAAACGCTCCGGCGCACCGGCATTGACGCGGATCACGGCAGCCGCCAGCGGTGGACAAACCGAATTGCCACACATCCGGATTTGTTCGGACTTGTTGAGCTTGCGCCGGATGGTCTTGCGACCGTTGCGGGTTACGCGCTCGATCTCGACCACCGGATCAATGATGTAGCTGTCCGGAAAGCCTTGGGCTCGAAACAGCTCGCGCGGCGTCAGCATCCGCATGCAGATGTCGACAATCACATAAGGTTCGCCGCTGATAAGCACCGTCACCAAGCCGAGGCGGTCTTTGCAGTCGACAGTCGGTGACGGCTTGCCAAGACCGGCCCATTGCCCACCAGTCCCGTGATACTTCATCAGGAAAGCATAGACCTGTGCCGCATGAGTGCCGCCAGCCTCGACCGTGCGCAGAGGCTCGGTCGCCGGAGCATCGCGCCTGGCGCTACCCTTCATGTGCAGCATGAAGGCCGAAACAAGCTGGTTCTGGTCCTTGCGGCTGGCCGTGACAGTTTGAACGGGACCTGATGCTTGCCGGTTCTTACCGCCCTGCTGTGCCTGCGAGAGGAAAGCAGTCACGACGCCTAAGGGTGGGGCGCCACCAGGCCTCTCAATAAAGCTGTTGGCTGTGACTGTTCCGAGCGGAGCGGCAACAGTTTGGCCGGTCGCGCCGTTCCGGAATTTTGTCACGAACGGCACCACCACAGCCTTCTCGCCACGATGGGCGCCCGTCAGTGTGCGGGTCGGCTCAAATACCGATTCAACCCTGTCGCCGCCCTGATGCGTCAGATTGAGAATGAACGGCTCGCCGGTGAGCACATAGCGGAAGACGCCGCGGGCCAATCGCGCCATGGTGGCGTGTTCGAGCGGGCGCTTGACGCCAAGCTTGCGCCCCTCTTCCCGGCTAAGAAATATGGAATGGCAAGGCAGCGACCAGTCGATTACATCATCGGCGGCTGTCTTCCACGGTTCCTTGCGCCCCGAGCGCACGTCTGGGTGCTCAGGCGCCCCATGGCTTTCTTCCGGCCATTCGATTGGCTTGCCGTCGCAGCGCGCAATCAGCACCAGGCGCTTGCGGATCGTGGGCACGCCGAACAGGCTGGCGCGCAGCTCTTTCCACTCCACCTCGTAGCCAAACGCGCGGATTGCCGCGATGAAGCGACGGAAGTATAGGCCCTTGCGCCGCCGATCCGCCTTGCCGTTCTTCAGTGGCCCCCAGGTAACGAACTCCTCGACGTTTTCAAGAAAGAACACGGTCGGCGCACAAGGACCACGACGCGGGAAACCGGCGCCACCACGGCCAAGCCATTTCAGCACCACCCAAGCTAGGCCACGGATACGACGATCACGCAGCGCCCCACCCTTTGCCTTGCTGAAGTGCTTGCAGTCCGGGCTGAACCACATCAGCCATACCGGTAGGCCTGAACAAACCTCGACCGGGTCCGCATCGAAGGCGTCTTCGTTGAGGTGCAAGGTGTCGGGATGGTTCGCCTCGTGCATCGCTAGCGCGAAGGCATCGTGATTGAGTGCGACGTCAGGTGAACGCCCCAGCGCCGTCTCAATACCGGTAGATGCTCCCCCGCCGCCGGCGAACCAGTCGATTACCAGCCCGCGCGGATCGTGGCGCTGGCCGAGCAGGCGACGGCGGTAAACCTCCCACTTCGCCTGCCTCGGCTTACAGCCACCAGGAATTGCCCGAACTGCTCCCTCGCGCGCCATGTCAGACCTCAGAAAACAATGTCTTCTTCATCGCCCTCCGCGGTCTCAGCGACGACACGGGGCGGACTTTGATCGGTGAGACGGAACTCGACAGGTTTGATGGGACGGGGATCACCGGCGCACCTGACATAGGTTCGGGCGACATCTTCCGAGATCGGAGTCAGCGCATATATTGAAGTGCAGCCGTAAAACTCGGTGATGCTCTCTCCATCGAGTGTGTTCACAGGAATGTCGATCCGCAGCATCTTGCCGCCGTAACATTCCGCTTCCTTGATGAAGCCGACGCGCTGGCGGTGTCCCATCAACTCCAACCGCGCCCAACCTTCATAGCTGCTCATTTCTTCGCTCCCTTCTTTCCCGTCTTCTTCGGCGCAGGCTTCTTGGCCGGCTTCTTCGGCTGTGCCTTGGCATCTTTGGCTTTTGGCTTAGCCGCATCCTTCTCGGGCTTAGGAAGCGCACGCGGCTGCTTGCCGTCCCAGAAGGCGCCCGGCGGCCGGAGTTCCGGCGGAAGCCAGCCCGTTTTGAAGGCCTCTTCGGCCGCGATCTTGCGGAGATCGACGACTTTCTCATCACTCATCGCTTCGGCGCGCTCGCGCCCCAGCATGTCCTCGATGGCGGCGAGGATGATGGCCTTCGGCGCCTTCTCCCAGTAGATGTCATCCGGGAAGCTGTCGCGAAGGGCCTCTGTCAGCGCATCTCGCGGGAGACACTGAACGATTGCGCTAACCACCGGATCCGTCATCGCATGTTCTTTTGCACTATTGGCGCGGAAGCACAGCGAGGCCGCCACCACCTCAGCCAGCATCGCAAGCCGGTTCTGCAGGCCCATCATGGAAAACAGCACCAGATTTTCGTCGAAAGTCTTATCTCCCGTCAGGTTGAGCGCCGCGCTGCCATACCCCTCATGACGCAGCGAAACCGCTCGACCAGGAACGTTTTCAGCAAAGGCCGCCAAAGCCACCGCCAGTGCAATGTCTGGATCCTTTGCCAAGACCGTCGCCACCACCTTGTTGAGCGCCAAGGCGAGATCCTGCGCCAGAGCATTCGGGATCATCGCGACCTTCGGCGCTGGCGCGTCGGCCTCTGCCAATGCCCGTGGAACGCGCTGCGCCTCTTCGGCTTCGCCCTTTTCGTCTTTCAGAACCTTGCCTTTCGCGGTACGGGGCTCTGCGGGACGGATCACACCGGGGACCACTGAAAGAGTGCCTGTCGCCGATATAAACAGGACGCACCCTGATTTCTTCCTTTGTCGCTCAGTGAAGGATCGCATTTTCGCCAGAAGCAGAATTTCGGCGTGCTCTGCTTGCAGAACACCATAGCGCTCGTCCTCTTCCTCACTCGGACCAATCTCTTTGGAATCGGGATCGTCAAAGGATTGATCAAGCCGCTGCAATTCCTCCTCGATCGAAAGCAGCCGCGCCGTCTCAGGCTCAGTCGCTTCAATGTCTGGCTCCGAAATGGCCCACGCCCGCCAAGCGCTCGGCAATTCGTCTTCAGGCTCTGCCCAGGCCCAGCCCTCACCCTTAAGCCGTTCGCACTCGTCGCGTAGCTTTTGCATGGCCAGAGACTTGGCAAGAACCGGATCGGAAACGCGATGATTCCGGCCGAAGAGATCGCGTTGCACATTGCCGCCCGCGGCTTGGTATGCATCCAGTCCGACGAATTCGACATAGCGCGCTGCCTCGCCACTGCCGGCGCCGAGCGCTTGCCGAACATGATAGGCCTGAAGCTGATGAGAACGGCGCAGCTTGCCGAGGGCTTCATTCATCGAACGCGCATCAGGCGCCAAGGTGAAGGCCTGCGCAGCCTCTCTCCCTATCTCGCCGGCCCGCCAAGCCTCCCGCACTTCAGGGGTCAGCGCACCACCGAGAGCGATCGATTGCTCGACAACGAGCTTTTTGACGCAAAAGTACTTGGCGATGTGGTCGACCGTGTCGCCCCGCGCGATCATGTCGGCGAAGGCTTCATAGCGATCCACTTCATTAAGCGGGAGCTGCTGATCCTGCTCAGCAAGCGAACGCCGATACGCGTCGTCAATGCCGATATTGTCGACCGAAAGCTCCATCACCTTGGAAGCGTCGTCATGGCGGTCGGCATTGAGCAGCAAAGCGGCTCGGCGGCGTTGGCCGATATAGACCCAGACGAATTCTCCATCCTTTGAAGGAATGGCTCGCCCTGGCTGGAGCTGCGTCTGCTCATAAAGGGTGTCAGCGAGCTGCGTTAGGCCGACTTCAGCACCACATTTGCGGGGATTTCCGGAATACATCGGATGTTCGGAAATCGGCCGCGTCTGTGCGAGCGGGATGAATTGTGTTCCGGGAGCAGGAGTGATCATTGGCCAACCCCAGCAATCCGCTTACCATCAACGTAAAGCGCTTCGACTTCGAAGGCCTCTTTGAATGTTCCGATACCACCGATATTTGTTTCGACCTCTACCTTCCCTTTTGAAGTTGAAAGCCGAGCAATTGCCGCATCGATGTTTTTCAAGCTCTTCGATGCCAATTCACATGACGTCCCATGCTCATTAATCTGCTTGGCGAGGGCCATGATCTGGTCGGTGTGATACTGGATATCTTGCTCGATTTTGCTCTTTTCTCTCGCGAGCACATCAAGGGCACTGAGACTGCACTGCTCAGACGTGGGATAGACAGGCATCCTTGACCTCCTTCGGGTCATTGTTTGGTAACGGCTGCGCGAAGGACGCCGCGCAAGAAATGGCGTAAAGGATTGGGCCCATGCGGCTGGCTGCGAAGAAGCGATTGCGCTCCTCGCGCGACATGGGGCGCGCGCGTTGGCGCACCAAGCGGTAATTGGCCCAATACACCACGCTAAGCATCGCCGAACGTCCTCTGCAGAATTTCGGCATCAGGTTCACGGTGAATTTGCGGCGCGCCGCGATGATTTTTTTCGAAGACGAACCAGCAGCTGTCCGTCATGCCGCTTTTGACTTTCGGGCCCTCATAGCCATCGCGGTGCATCATTGGCCATCGGCTTGCTGGCATGATGAGCCGTGCAAGAGGAATCCGCGTCAGCGTCCATATCGGCGGCCCCTTCAGGTCTTTGGTGCCGGTGTCGTCGACGAAGTGCTGCGGCCCGAGATAGCGAAGCCGCAGAATGAAGGCGACATAGTCGAAAAGCTCGCACGCGCGCAGCAAGAACGGTTCCACCGCGTTGAAAGGCGGGTTCATAACGCACGCCGCCCGCCCCAGCGAAGCGACGTAGTGCTTCGTGTCCTCTGCCAGGAAGTCCCGCACATGGGAACCAGGGCAGCCACGATCGACGAGATCGGCAGCAACGACGCGAAACCCTCGCGCCCGCAAGGGCGTGACCAATGCGCCGTCTCCACACGACAGCTCTGCGATCAGGGAGAAGCGCCGCAGAACCGGTTCGTCGATCGACAATAAGGTTGGGATTGCCTCATCGGGCGAACGGTGAAAGTTGAGGCTCGTCTGCGAAACGGGATCGCGCCGGTCGAATTCCGCCTTCATGCGCGCCTCTTCTCATTGGGATAGCCGCGACGGTCATGGATCGAGACATCCGAGACCAGCGTCGTGCCGCCTTGGATGGCATCTGCGCACTCGCAAAGAACGGAGGCTGTTTCCGGCCATTGTTCAGCGGGCAAGTTCGGCAAGATTTTCATGATGGCGCGGCCATGCGCGGCCATCAGGCCCCACCCCTTTTGGTATTTCTCCGGCAACGATTTCGGAATGCACTCAGCATCGGAGCGCGCCTTCGCGCGGCCAGCGGCATAGGCGATGTCGCGTGCCGCCAACGCCAGAGCCAACGCCAATTCCGATCGGGCCGACATGCGCTTTTTGCTGCGCTTCATGCTGCACCACCTTTCAGCCGCGCAATGCGTGCAGCTACGAGGTCGCTTGCACCCTTAAGCGCGGCCAGCTGGAGCTCTAGGCTGGCGATGAGAGAATGCGGCGCGCGTTTGCTCTGCCGTTCGGCTTGGGCGAAGGCGACCGCGGCGAAGCGGCGTTCAAAGCTGGCGATCCTGGAAACACGCAGCGCCATCACGCACCTGCAGAAAAATGGGCCACACCGATCGACGCGGCCCCAGTCGTGGGGATGGGGGAAAACGCGCGGAAACCGCCGCGCATGGATGACCACCCGTTACGGCAGCAATTGGAGTGCGCCGCCGGACGCAGAGGGGGAGAGCCGGCGGCGCAGATGCAGGCTTGGGGGCTACCTGCATCGGAACGAGGGCGGTTCACAGCGCACCGCCTTCATCGGAAACCGTGAGATTGGCGCGCATTGCGCAAAGCGTGCGCAGCAGCACGTCGAGAGCCAACAAAAGTCCGTCGCGCTCTTTCTGGGTGACCTTGCCATCATCAAGCGCCTTCGTGATCCGCATGATGAGATCGGCAAGCTCTTGATTGGACTCAACACCCAACGAAAGCAGCGAACCCGTATTGCTCTCAGCACAAACCGGCACATAGAGGCCGCCAGCCGCTGCCGCGAAAGCTTCGGCGAACGCCGTTGCATTCAAGAAATGCGTCATGCGCAACGCGCGGCCGACCGACAGCTGCTCGCGCCGCGTCGGGTCCGACCAGCGATATGGCATCTGTTCATCGACTTCGAAGAACTGCGCCACCACGGCGGCACCGCCAGCCTCGTCCACCGCGCGGCGGATCACGTCCTCAGCAGAGCCGTGGGCGCGGGGTTTGATTGCTTTAAAGCCGCCGCGACGTTGTGGCAGCGGGAACTTCGCAGGCATGCCAGACTGTGGACGCTTTTTGGAGTTCATGGTCATGCGTCCTCTTTTTGACCAAGTACCTGCCGCGCAGCGGCTTCCAGCTTCCTCAGGGTCCGCAAATGCGGGCTGAAATCGGGGTCATCGAGCCGGGCGAGAATGGCGTCCGATATCCCAGCGATTGCCGCCACATGCTTTTTGCTCGTGGCTTCAACAGCTTGACGGACCAGGCCCAAGGATTGTTCGGCGAACGGCGCAGTGCTCATGCGCAAGTGATAGGCTCATAATTATGAGCCTGTCAACCGCGAGAACAAGGGATGCTCATAATTCCGGGCTAGTCGTTTGTACTCGGCCCGCCATTGTTCGCGCCATGAGCGACCCTGGCGGCCACAACAGACAAGTTTTTAGGCAGTTCATGGAAAGCCGCGGTTTGAAGATCAAACCTTGGGCGAAGCGAGCCCGCATTGCCGAAGGAACTATTCATAATTTCCTGAATGGTGCGACGGCATCATTGACCTATTCTACGCTCCAGAAACTTGCAGCTGCGGCAGACGCGAACGTGTCCGAACTCACAGGCGAACCTATTCCCGTGGCCGAGTCCCCTATGAAACATGTCATCGGCATCAAGAGTCTGGAGGTCCGCGCTGGCGCTGGAAACGGCTTTACCATTGTCGAGGAACCGGAAGCGCCGCCTTTTTATGTCCGGCGCGATATCATCAGTCAGGTGATCGGATCGGATCAGCCGCGATTGCGCTGCGTTCAATTCCGGGGCGACTCCATGCTTCCGACGATCCAAGACGGAGACATTGGCATTATCCGCCTGATGAGCGATGCCCGTGAGTTCCAGCCCGGACTGATCTATGTGTTGTGGGATGGGATCGGCGTTGTGGTGAAGCGGATTGAGAGCATCGTCGGTGGCCGCCCTCGCTTCCGCATCATTTCAGATAATAGCAACGTCTTTCCACCTTATGAAGTGGATGCAGCGGATGCCCATATTATCGGGCCCGTTCTTTGGCGCTTCGGACGCCTATAGACCTGCATTCCAGCGGCACGCCTTCGCGACCTCCCGCACTCGATCGGCAGGGTGCTTGACCCGAAATTCGAAAGTATCACCCGCCAGGTATTCCGGTTGCAGCCGGATGATAACGCGGTCTGCGCCGGCGAGCTGCTTCAGAAACCGCTTCGCATTTGGCGAAAAGGTTCCTTTTTGATCGTCTGAAGGTGACCAACGCTCGCGCGTGGCCTTGCCGCCATCAAAACGAACCGTGACCAGAGTACCTTCGCCGATGCCTCCGATATATCGTCCGGCATCGATTTCAACCTCAACATGCCGATCCATACAACGGATGATCAACGATGGGTCGATCTCGCTGCCATAGCTATCCTTGTGTTCACCTTCAGGCTTTATCCAGGCGAAATATTGCGGGCTGTCGTTGAGCTTCGAAACATCCCGCCGCTCCACCCATTCTCGCGCGACGGGTGCCTGTGGCACCGCGGAGGCAAGTTGTGATGGCGTGCTTGATCGTGACCACGGCGCAATCATCACCACCACGATCACCACCATCGCGACCAATACCCCGAAGCAGCCAAAAAAACCGGATTGAAACGCCCGCGCTGCCGATCCCGATTCGCTCATGATACCCGCCAACTTGCCGCAATTGCCCTAGCATAAAATCACCACAGGGTTTAGGCCTGTTAACCTCTCGCCAACCACTTGCCTACCGGCCGCGTATAATTCTGAGCGCGACAGTGTTGACAGGCTCATAATTCTGAGCCTACGGTGCGCCCCGTCATCTTTTGGGCCGCGCCATGCCAGCTACTGCTCGCCTTTCCCCAAATCCGGCCCCACTGACAGCCAAAGCGGTTGCTCTGCGGCTGGCGCAGCGAGCCGTTTACCCAGGGCTCACAGGCGAATGCTTTTATTCTTTGGCCCAGCATTGCTGCGTCGTGGCGGCCGAGATGCTGAAAGTCTGCGGCTTCAATCAAGGACCTCGCGCAGCGCTATATGCCCTGCTTCACCATGCCGAAGATGCACTTGACGGCGAGTTGAGCGGCTACACCCGCTACCAGCAGCGCGCCGAGATGCTGGCGAACTTCGGCCTTCATGACTTCAACCCGCTCCCAGGCGACGATCATATGGCCATGTTCGCCGCCATGCACGAGCGCGCGGAATTATCCGAGCGCTCCCAATTTGACATAGGCCCCGCCGATCACATCGCCCGCGCGCATGCCAAAGGCATAAGGTCACTGCAAAGCGTAATTCGCCCGCTCAATTGGGATCGTGCCGCGGACAAGTTCGTCTCAGACCTCAATGCCTACGCCATCGCGGCACGCAATGCGCGGTGAGGAGGAAGTCGTTATGCGAAAATTTGATCTTTTGGAGGATCTGCAGCGCCACCCCAATCATCGGGTGCCCTTCATCTTCCTGCTCGCACTGACCGCTTGGTCCGGCATCGGCACGTTCGCTTTTACGCTTTGGATGTTGCTGCGATGAAACCGTTCAAAGCCTTCTTTGCCGAACATCCTGCCGCAATCTGGATCGCGCTCTTGATCGTGATGGCCGGCGAATCCGCACTGTTCATCACTCTTGCCGTCAACGCCACATCGCAAATCCACGCCGGCATCACGATGGAGATTCACTGATGACTGCATTGCTCACCCGCGCTTCGGTACTCCAAGTCGCCGGACTGCAAGATTGCGCCTGGCGTATCGGTGACCCCGCCCGCCTATCCGATGGCCGCGAGGGCTACATCCAGGGTCGCACGATTTCCGCCCGCGGCAATACCCTCGCTGTGGAAAGCCTCAGCGTACGCACGATCGGTGGCACTGTCGTTTCTGCCGACGCCAACAAAGTCAGCCGCATCTATCGCACACCACGTGCTGCTCAGGGGAAAGTGTCATGAAGCTTTTCCAAGTATCCCAATACGCCGCCAAAGCACGATTGATTGAGCGCATGAGCTCAATCCTGGCAAAGCTGGACGAACTTGATGCGGCACCAGCGATCACCGCGCTCGGCGAACGGCGGTCACGACTGTTCGGATACCACCTTCTTAACGACGACATCGACCCATTACCGACAGCTGAAACGGCCAAGAAAGTTCGAGCCCTTCTTCGAGTCGACTTAACTGATCAGCGCGCCACGCTTCTCCAGGAGTTAACGAACGCTGGTATTTCGGAGTAATTGGTATGATCGCCCAATCGCGCCGCGCCTCACTTGCCGAATCCATGCAGAACCTTGGCATCGGATTCGCCATCAATGCCATCGCAAGCTGGTTCGGCATCCATAGTGTCGATGTTCGCGCCTGGTCCGGTTTTGCCGTGTTCGTCGCCTTTATGTCGGTGATCAGCGTGGTGCGTTCTTACGGGCTGCGCCGCTTCAACGAATGGCGACGCCGGCGGCGCCAGGTTCCCGAATTCGAATACATTGTCGAGGAAATCGCCGCAAAGCGCCGACACCAGATTGAAACCCGTGGTTACAGCATCGTCAAGGATGACGAAGCGCCGGATTGGTATCTGCCTCGTCTTGCTGCCGCTTACGCCATTCTTGGCGGCGAACAAAGCGCGGAACATCGCTATCGCATGCTGCCTGGCGACATATGCGGCCAACCTACCCTGCTCTACCTAACCATGCATGGCGAGGTCACTGCCATTACCCCCACCAACCAGCGCGACGAACTGATCAGCAGCGCTGCCTGCATCATCGCAGCCATCGGACGCCTCGATCGCGCACAGCGGAAGGAGCGTAATGCTCCCATCCAGACATCTGCTGTCAAAATGCGGCAGCCAACCATTGGAGATTGCGTATGAGCATACCTACAAAATTGATCAGACCGGACTTAAACGCACCCATTTTCAAGCCCACCGGCTGTGAAAGCCTTGTCATCATGGCAGGAACGGTCTTTGGCGGCCACACGTTTGCCGAGGACACGCCGGTCCCGCTCCATCTCAATGCTGCCGGAGAGCCCGGCTATATGCCGGGTGCAGACTACGCCGTCTTCTTCGACGGAGCGGCTCTATCGGTCTCACGATCAGCCGGAATCCCGGAAGGTGATACGCTGCTTGGCGGCTTCCATTTCGCGCCAGGCGGCAATGCGATAGCGCAAAGTGGTGGGAATGATATTCCGGCGATCAATCCCTGCTCACTGTGGGATATTGGCTTCCGCCCTGCCTGCCCCGATCCGCGCGGCATGGCCCTGTGCGAGGTGAACGGAAAGCGCTTCTGGTACGACATCTACAAGCTCGGCGTCGATCATCTCAAAAGCGGCAGCAGCATATATGGCGTGACGATTGCGGACGGCACGGACCTGCCGATCGGCGCCGACGGCAAAAAGGTTGCGCGCTTCGATTATGCCACGGCGGTAGCGGCGCTGGCCGCACACGGCAAGACCCTTCTCAGCTACGACGAGTTCCGTGCCGCCGCTTACGGCGTGACAGAGAAAAGTGCCGCGCCGCGCGATCCGGTGAAGACGGGCCTCGATGCGCCGCGCACCAGCCGATCTGGCGGGATGCAGATGACCGGCAATCTGTGGGACTGGGGCCACGACGGAGATCCCGACGAGCCGCGTGCCTCCGTTTTCGGCGGGTCGTGGTTCAACGACGATAACGCGGGCTCGCGCTGCGCGGACCTCGGCAGCTGGAACGACAGCTCGGTCGGCCTTTTGGGCGCTCGGGGCCGCAGTGACCACCTGCAACCTGTTTAGCCGCCGCGGCAGCGGTGGCCTCGATCGAGCCAAATGGAGAGATGCCTTATGACCGATTGGTTTGAACTGAATACCTCGCATCGCCTTCAGGCCGATATCGATGTGGTCCGCGAAACGCTGCTAGGTCCGTCGAAGGGTGTTGACACGATCTATATCCAGGGTGCCCCCGGCCTTGGAAAAACCACGCTTTTGAATGTCGCCGCCCGCGCCTGTCAAAATTACCGGCTCAACGCACGCCATTTTTCGGCACCGGAATTCATGCGGCGAATCTGCGAAGCCAGCCGCAGCGGCACATTGTCGGCCTTCTTTGCTGAACTCAGCGGCGCTGACGCCCTCTTGATCGATGACCTTCCGTTGGCTGCGAACCGCGCGACAGAATTGAATATCGCGCTGCGGCTATTCACAGCCGAAAAAAAGCCCCTGCTCGTTACCGCCGATTGTGCGCCGGAAAAGCTGCGCGACAAGATCACCGCATCAGTCCTGAAATCTCTACAAGATGGCTATCGCATCGACCTGGAGCCATGGAACCACGAGCGGCGGCTGATGCTTGCTCAAGCGCACGCCAGACATGCTACCGAAAAATGGAACGTGACACTGAATAATGAGGTGATCGCCGCCATCGCGAGCCAGCCTATGACGCCCAGAGCCATTATTGGTCTGGTGACGATGGCAGCATTATATGCGCAAAGCAGCGTCCACGCGGTCACTCCTGAAACACTCGCGAAACACATCATCGGTGCTCCCCGAGCGGTGCCGCGCCCAACCATCGATACCATCATGGTCTCGACCAGCAATCTCTACAATTTGACCCAGAGTGATTTCATATCACCTTCGCGCTGCCGTCAAATCGCCCGCCCGCGCCAGGTGGCCATGTATCTGTCACGCCAGCTAACCACGCGCTCATTGCCAGAAATCGGACGCCGTTTTGGCGGGCGTGATCACACTACCGTCTTGCATGCCTGCCGCCGGGTAGAACAGCTGATGCGCGACGACGTGATGTTTAAGGGCGAAGTCGAGCTCCTGCGCAATACCATCACCGCGAAATATGCCGCATCTGGATACTTCAAAATGGAGCTCAGACCATGACCAAATACCACAACATAGTTCTGATCTCGGCATTGGTTGCTATCACAGCGATGCTTGCTGGATGCGGTGACGAGAAAGCCACGCAGGCCAAGCATGACACCGATGTTCGTTTTGGTCAGGAAGCGCTTTGCGCATGCCTCAAAACCAAAACGTGGCTCGGCGAATGCCTGCAACACGTTACTGTCTGCGAAGACAACACTTGCGTCACGAACGCCGAGCTTCTGCATGCGCCATGCCTGGCGCAACAAACCGGACCGACACCGCAAAGCCATAATGGCCAGGTCAAACCATCGGTGCAGGAGGTCAGCATATGACCGACACAGGGGCCAAGCGTTCCGCTGGCGCACTTGCTCGAAGCGGTACCAGCTTCGGGTATTTGACCGGCTGCAACGGCGCAAGCGGCATGCTTGCTACTTATCTGCGGAACCGCATGGCAGACAATGCGCTTCATGAGGTTCAAGCGCTCACGCGCTACCGCACCGATGACGGCGACACCCTTGAAGCACTGCCCCCCCTCATCCGCGCAGGTCAATTCGAAGAAGCTCTTGTGCTCATCGAGCGCGAAGCTAGCCGTCGCTCAATCCACGACGTCTGCAAAGCCTACGCGGCCGCACCCAAGTGTCGCGCTACCGAGGACTCTGCCTCATGAAATTCATCATCGATCAATCCGCTCTCACGCGGGCTATGAAGCATGTGCTGGGTGTCGTTCCCCGCCGCAACACCATACCCGTCATCAACAACGTGCTTCTGACTGCGGATGGAACTGAGCTCAAAATCTGCGCCACGGATTGCGACATGGAAATGTCGGAACGGATAGACGCGCAGATTGATGACTTCGGCGCGATCACCGTTCCCGCGCAAACGCTATATGACATTGTGCGCGAACTTCCCTCCGGCTCGGAGATCGGCTTCGAGGACGCCAACAACGGCAACCGCATTAAACTGCATTGCGGCTCCGCCAGGTTTGAGTTGGCAACTCTGCCAGCCGCGGATTTCCCCAAGCTTGGCGGTGATGCCTTTACGGCAAAATTCAATATTTCATCCGAAGACCTGCTCCGCATGATCGCGAAGACGCGGTTCGCGATCTCCAGCGAAACCACGCGCTATTATCTTTGCGGGCTATATCTCCATAAGCACTACTCCGGCACGCTGCGCGCCGCAGCATGCGATAGCTATCGCGCCGCCATCTATTCATCTCCCCTTCCGGCCGGCGCAGAAAACCTGCCGGGCATCATCGTGCCCGAAAAGATGGTCACGGAGATGTATCGGATCACGGATGATCTCAAGGCGGCGGTGGAAATATCCGCATGCACAAACCGCATCTCGGCCTCTGTCGGGCGCACGATACTGACATCCAAGCTGATCGACGGCGATTTTCCGGAATATGAATGCATCATCCCGGATGTGGCAAAGTACACGCACACCGCTACCGTTATGACTGAGGCCGCCCTGAAGGCCATCAATCTCGTGTCAGTCGTGCTCAGCGGCAAAACGACCGTGGTCAGGATCGATTGCACCAAAAGCAGCATCATGCTGTCAGCCGTCACCGATACCGGTGAAGTGGCAACCAAAGATGTCAACGCCGAGATAGATGGCCGGGAGATCACCTTCGGTGCCGACGCCAACTATTTGCGCGATACGTTGAGCGCGATTGGAAGTCGGTCCGTCAAAATCCTGACCATGGATCCGCAATCGCCCATTCGCGTGATCGACACCGAAGACAACAACGCCATCCACGTCATCATGCCCATGAAAGTGTGAGGTGGACATCATGAAAGCACTATCGATCCGCCAACCTTGGGCCTGGGCCATCCTTTATGCCGGTAAGGATGTTGAAAACCGCGATTGGTCCCCACGGTACCAGGGATATCGTGATGCCGTCGATTTAGCCATAACGCGCCAATCCTTTCTCATTCATGCAGCAGCAGGAATGACAGTTGCGGAATATCGCGAATTTGCGGATTTCTACCGCAACACTGAGATCGGCCAAGCTGTCCTGACGAATTCCAGGCCAAATAAATGCGCTAAGCCTACCCGCATTCCCCTACCAGCATTTGACCAGTTGCGCCGTGGCGGATTTCTGGGCATCGCCCGACTTAGCGGATTGACCAGCAGCAGCGCATCACCGTGGTTTTTCGGGCCCGTCGGCTTGGAACTTAGAGATGTTCGCCCCATCCACTTCATCCCATTCAAGGGGGCGCTCGGCTTCTTCAATGTACCTACCGATATAGCCATCGCGCTCGAATATGAGCTGGCGCCATCTCTGAACAAAATTCCCGTCAACCCCATCACCGCCAAAGAAGATTTGCTTGGCGGCTAGCCATCGGAGACCGATATGAGCACACACCCAAAGCTGATTAGGCCTGACACGAACTCCCCGATCTTCAATGTTACAGGTCGTGATAGCCTTGTCATCAGAGCTGGAACTATTTTTGGCGATTATACATTCGTTGAGGACACGCCAGTCCCCCGCCATCTCGATGCCACCGGAGTGCCTGGCTATATCCCCGGCGCAGACTACGCAGTCCACTTCGACGGGACCGCTATGTCGGTTTCACGACCGGTTGGCATCCCGGAAGGCGAGACCCTGCTGGGTGGGTTTCACTATGCTACTGGCGGAAATGCGACGGCCAGAAGTGGGGGCGATGACATTCCAGCGATCAACCCCTGCTCGCTTTGGGATGTCGGCTTCCGCCCGGCGTGCCCTGATCCGCGGGGAATGGTTCTGGTTGAAGCCAACGGCACTCGCTTCTGGTGCGACATTTATCTGACCGGCACACATCACCTCAGCAATGGCACCAGCAAGTTTGGTGTGACTATTGCTGATGGAGAAGACTTGCCAATCAATGCAGAAGGCAAAAAAACAGCAAGCTTCGACTACGCGACAGCCAAAGCAGTAATGGCAGCGCATGGAAAAGGACTGCTCAGCGTCTATGAGTTCTTTGCCGCATCTTTCGGAGTGACCGAAAAGACAGCCGCCTCGCGCGATCCCGAAACCACTGGCATTGATGCGCCGCGCACCAGCCGCTTCGGCGTGATGCAGGCGACCGGCAATCTGTGGGTTTGGGGTCATGACGGCGATCCGGATGAGCCGCGTGCCTCCATTTTCGGCGGGTCGTGGTTCAGCGGCGGTGTCGCGGGCTCGCGCTTCGCGTACCTGGGCTACTGGATCGACAACTCGTTCGTCAGTTTGGGCGCTCGGGGCCGCAGTGACCACCTGCAACTTGCTTAGCCGACGCGACAGCGGCGGCCTCTGAAATTTCGGAGATCTCGATGATTGCCAAAGATGAAACCTCAGCGGTCAGCGCTTTGGCAATCGTCGAGAAATACGAGGCCTTTGTGACCTATATCTACCCGATTCTGCAAAACAGCCCGCGCCGCCACGGTGTGCTGCGAGACACGGTTCTGGCTGCCTTGTTTGCACCCATCGGTGGCCTCTATCATGCCGCCAAGTCGCGGCAGATATCCCGGCTATATGCCGTGGATGCAGAATTCGCGACTTTGCGCGCATTTCTTCGTCTACTCTGTCAGGACGGCATCCGCATTGTCACCCCAAAACAGCATGCCGTGGCGTTAGCCCGGCTTGCTGAGGCCGGGCGCATGCTCAACGCTTGGCAGCAAAAGCTCAAGGTTTCGGAGGTCACAAGCCCACGAAAAGGGCGGGTGGGGACATGACGCAGCCGCGTGCCTCCATTTTCGGCGGGTCGTGGTTCAACGACAATAACGCGGGCTCGCGCTACGCGAACCTCGACAACTGGAACGACAACTCGAACGACAATTTGGGCGCTCGGGGCCGCAGTGACGACCAGATTTCGGCTCGGTGCAGATTACGGTCTCGCCGGCCGGCCACATCCAGTCAAGGCTGGTGGTCAGCCCATTCGTCCTGCTTCGGCGAACACACTTCAAGGTCCGGCATAGCGGGGCGTAGCGGAGCAATCCGTCGAGACCCGCGGCCGGCACCCCTCTCAATTGGCCGTAATGAAATGACCCGACGATTTCGAAACCTGATCGACAAAATCACCTCGCCGGAGAACTTGGCCGAGGCTTACCGGCTCACCAGTGCCGGCAAAAGGCAATCGTCCGGCTATCTCGAGTTCAAAGAATATGCACCACTCAACCTTGCTGATCTCGCCCATGAGATGCGCGAAGGACTGTACACACCAGGTGAGCCCTATCAGTTCCACGTATTCGACCCAAAAAAGCGGCTGATTTCAGCGCTTCCTTTCCGCGACCGTGTCGCCCAGCAGGCACTATGCCTCATCATTGGGCCGATTTTCGAAGCTACTCTGTTACCGCGCGCTTTTGCCTGCCGCCCCGGCAAAGGTGTCCACGTCGGCGTGAAGCAATTGCAGAGCGAGATGCGGCGCATATCACGCAGCGGCGCTCCCCTCCACTTCCTCAAGACAGACTTCCGCGCCTATTTCGCATCGATCAATCACGCCACGCTCTGGAAGCTAATCGAAGCAAAAATTTCCTGCCGCGCGACGCTGAGACTGATAGAGGCGATGATATCACGCGATGGCATCGGACTTCCGATCGGCAGCCTGACATCGCAGATCTTCGCCAACCTATATCTTGGCGCGACACTTGATCGGCACCTCCAGCAAATTCTCAAAGAACGCCTCTGGTATCGCTATATGGATGATGTCGTCGTGCTCGGAAAAAGCCCAGACCATCTGCGCTGCGTGAAGCAGTCGATCGAAGCCTATGCGCGAGACCACCTCGGCCTCACCTTCTCAAAATGGTCCATCGCCAGCGCCACACGCGGCATCAACTTTCTGGGTTATCGCATCTGGAGAACTCACAAGCTGCTACGAAAGACGAGCGTCACGCGCGCACGCCGCAAACTCAAAGCCTATCGCGATCGAGGTGATGCGGAGCGGTTGCGCAAATTCACTGCTGCGTGGCTCGGCCATGTGCGATGGGCCGATAGCGCAAACCTGATCAAGAGTTTGCGGTTACACACCACATTCTATGGGACACCATGAACCAGCGCCGATATACCTTCGTCCGGTTGCGCATCCATGAGGTGCGCCCTGCATCAGTCCTCGTCTCGCGCGGAGCCCATCGCCAGCCAATCTGGCTGCCCCGCTCGGTGTTCCATGAAAACGATACCCGCGAGCTCGCAGGCGCCTTTGCCGGCGAAGAGCGCCCCATTCGCCTAGCCGAATGGAAGGCGCGCGAACTCGGCTGGGACAAAGGCTATCACGCGGAAAACACCCCAAACCTGTTCGGGGAAAAGCCATGAATGTACATACCAACCCGCCCGACCTGGTCGCAGACGAAATGGTCAAAGGGCCGGAGGAAATCGCCAAGTTTCTCACGACCCTTGGTGCCTCCTGGACGGTGCGGCAGGTTTACCACGCCCGCACCGCGGGCGCGCTCCCCATTCGGAAACTCTCAGGTTTCGGGATTTATGCCTTCAAATCCGAGCTTGTGGCCGCCCTCAAGGCCCCGAAAACCTTGACACCCGATCACAGCTAGAGTCCGATCCAAGCGAATTGATGCGATTTCCCAACCATGGCCTATATCCGCAAGCGCAAACTCCCAAGCGGAAAGGTCCGCTTTCAAACAGTCTGGACCGACGCCAGCGGTAAGCGTGTATCGGAAATGTTCGACACCTCCCGCGAGGCGAACGCCAAGCGCATAGAGGTTGAAGGCAGCCGCCCAACATCATCGGCGCCCTTCCGGCAGCTTGCAACAGACTATCTCGAATACATGCAGAGCTTGGTCGACACCGGAGAACGCGAGCGCAGCTACATCGATATGCTGCGTAGCCACATCAACAACCACATCCTGAGCGATGCCGAATTGGCCGATACGCGATGTTCCTCCCTCGGCACACCAGAGGCGCAGCTCTTCCTTAATCGCCTAATTGGCCGGGTGAACGCAAAGTCCATCACGAAAATCCGCACCACCTTGTCGCAGATATGTAAGCATGGCGCCCGCAGCGGCTGGCTCTCAAGCAATCCCATCCGCGACACCGAGGTCAAAGTCAAACGGCGTCCCGATGCCGGCAAGGACGCATCGTTTGAGCTTCCAAGCAGAGAACAATTGAAAGCCCTCATAGAAGGCGCAAGGTCGTTCGACGACACCGGCCGCGCCCTTGCAGTAGTTCAGATCCTCATGTTCGGCGGTTTGCGCATGTCCGAACTTCGCGGGCTGCCGAGAGAGGCCTGCCATCTTAAGGGCGATCGGCCAAAGCTTGAGATTTATCAGCGCGCTGATCGCTACAACGTCATCGGCTCAGTGAAGAGTGCCGCCAGCCGGCGTGAGGTCGATCTCGGCCCAGAGACGGCACAGGCTTTGCGCCTGTGGCTCCTGAAGGCGCCCAAGCCCCAACCGAAGAAACTGAGCCGCAGGGCCGCCCTCGCGGACAGGAGAGCGGGAAACGAACGGGCCCAGGCAGGAGAGATCATCGCAAGCACGGATGCCTCGGCGCCCCTCATGGCCTTCCCGAATGAGAGCGGCGGAATCTGGTCCTACCCCAGCTTCCGCGCATGGTTCTGGACCCCCTTGATGAACCATTGCGGATTGGTCGCCGCCACGCTAGCGGACGAGCACATCCGGAACAATGCGGCTGCCAACGCCGATTACAAAGCTCCACTATTCGGCCCGCACACATTGCGCCACGTCTACGCCTCACTCCAGATCGAACAGGGCATTTCACCAAAGCGGCTGCAGAAGCTGATCGGTCACGCGACCCTGAAGATGACCCTTGACACCTACGGCCACCTTTGGCCGGACGAGGACGCCGATCGCCAGCGCGCCCGCGGCGTGGAAAAGCTGGTATAA